AAGGTTCGCCGGATCGCATCGCAGCTTGCCAAAGATCGCCGCTTCCCGGTGAAGCAGTTCCTCGGGCGTGACCCACTCAGCGGCAGCACCATCACCCCGCTTGCCCTCCTGCGCCGCGAGTGCTGGGCGGATCTTTTCGACAACCACTGCATCCCGCAGGCCGTCATTGGCGAGGTGTTCGGGGGCCGGAATGGCGGATGCATCAGCCGGGGGATTGTGCTGCACCGAGAGCGGGCAGGGGGAAAGCAATGACGCTGGACCTGAAAGAAGGGGACCCGTGGCCGTTCCGGTCGTCACGCGGGATCGTGGGCAAGCCCTGCGAACCCGTATGGCATGCCCTTATCACCGCCCCGCAGAAAGAGGCCCGCACCAAGGAGGTGCTAGAGCGTGTCTTTGATGGCGCGGGGGTGCAAGTCGTTTACCCGGAGGTATCCAAGTTCCGCAAGGTGAACGGCCAGGATAGGGAATTCGTGTCGCCGATGATAGCCCGCATCATCTATGCCAAGTTCAGTTACGAACCCCATTGGGACGTTATGCGTCAGCGCCGCATCGTGTCTGGCGTGTTCTCAATAGCTGACAAGCCTGTACGGTTGACGCAAGACGACGTTGATCAAGCAATGGGCCTGCCGACTGAACAGGAGCGGCAAGAGCAAGAGCGCATCCGCGCATTCATGCCGTGCGCGGGGGAGCCGGCCAAGCTGATCAGCGGCCCGTTCAAGGGCTTCTTTGTGGATGTGAAAAGGGTTGAGGCAGGTCGGGTTTGGTATGAAATGACATTTGGCGACCGGCGTGTATCTGGTGAAGATACGCAAGGGCTTGTGCAAAGGGTTGCCGGGTGACACTTCGGGTGGTATATTTTTCGTATCCGGCCCAGCCGGTGACCGCCAGACCCGGTGAGACGGTAGGTGCGAGCGCAACCCAAAGCCCCAGCGGCCTTGGGTGCTACTGCAATTCAGAGCATATTGGGGTCGCGCCCCTTTCGCAGGTCCAGCGCAGGGCTGACAGGCGGGGAAAGACCCGCACAACCGCTTTCTGGCGGTGTTCTGGGGCTACGGCTACCACCTTTGGGGGCCGGGGATAAGGCGGGATTGATCACCTGCAAACCAATCCAAAGGGCCGGGGCACCACCTGAGCGCGGCGGCGTGGAAAGCAGACACGCTTAGAAGATCGCTAGAACCTGATGGCGGAACCTGACGGAGATAGCGCGACCAGACCGTGAGAGCTCGGATGCGAGCACCCCGATCCAAAGGGGCGGAGCCGGGTGTAGCGACCTAGGCCGGAGCCGGAGTAGCGACCGGCCCGCGTTCAACTTGCTAATCCTGGTTCGCAATGCGTCCCAGACCTGTCCGGCGCCTCTGCCTTTGGGTACGCGTCGGATTTCAATACGTCCCGCACCACTCCATTCTCCGGCACTCCCCGTCACCGGCCAGAACCCATCATGCGCTCAGGCGTCAACAGCATGTGCGGGGAAGCGAGAGCTTTCAGGACGATGCTGAATGTGGGGCGACGGGGAAAATCCTAAATCCAGCACAGTAAAGGAAGCCTTATGTCTGAAGTCTACTACGGCACGAAGCAGATCAAAGCCGTACCTATGAACCGGCAGGCGTACAACGACTATCGCGGCTGGGAGCTGCCCGCAGATGAAGACGGTAGCGATGCCGGTTTTTTGGTCGAATATGTAGATGGCGGCGCCTCCAATCATCCCGATCATGAAGGCTATATCAGCTGGTCGCCCGCTGATGTTTTTGAGCGGGCCTATCAGTCGTCCGGGAGCATGAATTTTGGCCATGCGCTCCAAGCCGTCAAAGAAGGCCATCGTGTTGCTCGGGCGGGCTGGAACGGCAAGGGAATGTTCATTGTCCTGATGCCGCGCTTGGAGCTCCCGCCGTTCAACACTCAAGGCACGGCCCGAAAGGTGAATGATCGCACCGCGAAATGGATTGGTGAGGAAACTCCTCTCGACTGTCAGCCTTATTTGGCCATGTGGACTGCGGACAAGAAGTGGCAGCCCGGCTGGCTTGCCTCCCAGGCCGATATGCTGGCCGATGATTGGCTTATCGTTGCGGATTAAGTGGCCAATCCGCGCGCATAATTGCACAAATGGAACATTGCGCCCGGTGGTGAATACCCGCTTGGGCGCGTTTCGATATCCATAAATCAACAATATCAGCGGAGGTTGCCCCTATGAGCGGCGATAACGCGAAACTGAACGAGAAGCAGAAGCGCTTCGCGGAAGAATACCTCATTGACCTGAACGCCACGCAGGCGGCCATTCGTGCTGGATACAGCGAGAGGACCGCAGAGCAGCAGGGGTATCAGCTGCTTCAGAAAACTTCAGTTATGGAGGCCGTGCGTGATGCGCAGGAGGCGCGGTCAAAGCGCACCGAGATCACGCAGGACAAAGTGCTGCAAGAGCTTGCCAAGGTGGCATTCTCTGATCTTCGCAAAGTGCTGACGACTGGCGGCGCACTGATCGATGCGCAGGATTGGGAAGACGACGTCGCTGGTTTCGTCAGCACTGTTGAGGTGGTGAAGAAGCCGAGCGGCGAATATGATGAGGATGGAAACCCGATTATCGACCACGTCCACAAGATCCGGGCATGGGACAAGATGGCCGCGCTGGAGAAGCTGGGCAAGCATCTAGGCATGTTCGTTGACCGCTCCAAGGTCGAACACTCAGGGCCTAATGGTGGGCCGATCCAGACGGAAACGGGGTCTTCAAAGCTGGCCACCTTCCTCGACGCGCTTGCAGATCGCACCAGTGAATGAGCTCACTTGCCGAGCGGCTTGCCGCCCTCCCTGCGGATGAAAGGGCCAAGGCTCTCTCGCAGCTATCCGATCAGGAGGCCGAGGCCCTTCTTTACGATTGGCGGGGCTTCCTGGCGCGACCGGATCAAATTGCACCCGATGGTGAATGGGACGTTTGGCTGTGCCTCGCGGGTCGTGGTTGGGGGAAAACCCGCACCGGGGCGGAGTGGATCAGAGAGCAGATTGAAGCGGGCGCGCAGAGGATAGCGCTTATCGCGGAGACGCAAAAAGACCTTGAGGAGGTCATGATAAACGGGGACAGCGGTTTGCTCTCTGTGTTCCCTGAGGATGAAAAGCCGCACGTTCGCTATAAGCCGGTGCGCGTCACGTTCAAGAACGGGGCGATTGCTCTGGGCTACAATGCGACAGAGCCGAACCAGCTTCGCGGGCCTCAGTTCGATGCCGCATGGTGTGACGAGCTGGCCAAATGGCGTTATGCCCGCGAAACGTGGGATATGCTCCAGTTCGGCCTTCGTCTGGGCAAGCATCCGCAGGCGCTGGTGACAACAACGCCAAGGCCAACCGAATTGATCAAGGCGCTGGTGGCCAGCAAAGAGGGCGAGGTTCACGTTACGCGCGGCAGCACGATGGACAACCGGGCCAACCTCGCAAAGTCGTTCCTACGCAAAGTGCAGGAGCGCTACGCCGGGACGCGGCTTGGCAGGCAGGAGCTTAACGCGGAGATCCTTGGCGACCTGCCGGGGGCTTTGTGGTCCCAAGGGACAATCGACACATACCGGGTTGCAACGCCGCCAGAGCTGCGGCGCACGGTGATTGCGGTGGACCCGGCGGTTACGAACACAGAGGAAAGCGACGAACACGGCATTGTTGCCGTTGGGGCGTCGGGTACAGACAGTGATCAGGCAGGCTATGTCCTTGAGGATGGCAGCCAAAGTGGTTCACCCGCAGAATGGGCCAAGGCCGCCGTTACGCTCTATCACAAGCATCAGGCCGACGCGATTGTCGCAGAGGTCAACCAGGGCGGCGACATGGTGGAACATACGATCCGCACAGTCGCGCCACACGTCAATGTCATTCAGGTCCGCGCCAGCCGCGGCAAACACGTTCGGGCTGAGCCGGTCGCAGCCCTCTACGCGCAGGGCCGCATTCGACACGTAGGGCAATACCCGGAGCTGGAAAACCAGCTCACGCAATTCACAAACGAGGGATATCAGGGCGACAACAGCCCGGATCGGGCTGACGCTTTGGTCTGGGCTTGCACTGAGCTTTTCCCCGACATGGTGGACACTATCCCTGATGTGTCCCGGTTCTATGGCAGCGCAGGCGGCAAAGGGTTCTTGGCAACATGAAAAACGACAAGATCTTGAAGCTGGCGCGGAGCCGGATGGCCGAAGCGATTGAGGCAGATCGAGAGAACCGCGAGGAAGCGCTTGACGATCTGGAAAAGCTGGTTGCCAAACAGTGGCCGGATGATATCCGCAAAGAGCGCGAGGCTGAGGGCAAGCCTTGCCTGACCCTGAACCGCATGCCCCAGTTCGTGCGGCAGGTCACGGGCGACATCCGCCGCATGAACCCTGCCATTAATGTGATGCCTGCCGACGAGGGCGCCAGCAGCGAAACTGCCGAGATTTACGAAGGCCTGATCCGACAAATCGAATATGCCAGCAATGCCAGCCGCGTCTATGAGCGGTCGGCAGAACTGGCAGCTGGTTCGTCTATTGGCTGGTTCCGCATCCTGACGGAATACGAGAGCGACGACAGCTTTTTGCAAGAGATCAAGCTGAAAGGTATCCGCAACTCTCTCAGCGTCTATTGCGACCCTAAGGCAGAGATGCCGACCCGCGAGGATGCCGGTTACCTGTTTATCACAGAGCAGATCACGCGCGATGAGTTTGAAGAGGCATACCCAGGCAAGTCTGCGTCTGATGTTGAGGTCGATGGCGCCACGGACGGCCTTGAGCATTGGCAGGAAGGCGATAAGGTTGTCGTTGCTGAATACTTCTGGAAAGAGCCGGTCAGCCGCGAGATTGTGCTTTTGGCCGATGGCTCCGTTGTTGACGCCGAGGACTTCGTTGCGCCCATGTTTGAGGTCAAGCGCCGCAAGGTCAACACCCACAAGGTAATGTGGTCCAAGATCAGCGGGCAGGACGTCCTAGAAGGGCCGCAGGAGGTGCCATCCCGGTTTATTCCTGTCGTCGCTGTCACTGGTGAGGAGTGGCACGTCGGCGACCGCGTTCACCGCTCCAGCGTGATCCGCTACGCAAAAGACGCGCAGCAGATGTACAATTACTGGCGTTCGGCTCAGACCGAGTTTGCCGGGATGCAACCTAAGGCGCCGTATCTGGTCACTGCAAAGCAGATCGCAGGCCTTGAGCAGTTCTGGAACGAGGCCAACTCAAGGAACCGGCCATACCTCCCTTACAACCCCGACGAAAAAGCCCCTGGCGCACCTCAGCGCGCGACGCCTCCTATCAGCTCTCAGGCCATGCTTGAGCAGGTCATGGGCGCAGCCGAGGATATGAAGGCCACGACGGGTATCTATGACAGCGCCTTAGGCCAGTCGAGCAACGAGAAATCAGGTGTCGCAATTCGTCAGCGGCAGATGGAAAGCGACGTTTCGACCTCGATCTATTCCGACAACATGGCAGAGGCCATCGCCACGGCTGGCCGTATTCTGGTCGATATGATCCCCAAGATCTACGACACCAAGCGCAACGTTCGCATTCTCGGCAAGGATGACGCTGAGAAGATGACGACAATCAACGACCAGCAGATTGCGCTTTCGCCAGACGGGCAGGCCGTCGCAGTGCCGGTGAATGATTTGACGGTCGGAAAGTACGACATCCGCGTCAATGTTGGCCCTAACTACGCCACCAAGCGGCAGGAAACCGCTGAGGGCATGCTGGAGTTCATCCGCGTTGTTCCGGGCGCGGCTCAGGTTACAGGCGATCTTATCGCGGACGCCATGGATTGGCCAAACGCTGATCAGTTTGCCGAGCGCCTGAAGAAGGGCCTGCCCCCTCAGTTCCGCGACCCAGAGGACATGTCGCCGGAGGAACAGCAGCAAATGCAGGCGGCCATGCAACAGCAAGCGCAACAGGCGCAGGCTCAACAGGCCGCGATGCAGATCGAAATGCGCAAGGCGGGAGCCGAGGCCACCGAGGCTGAGGCCGACGCTCAGAAAGCGCAGTTTGAGGTCATGAACGAACAACTCGAATTGGCCGCCAAGAACGGTCAACTGAACGCAGCGGTATCCCAGCTTGTACAAGCGGAGGTCGCGCGGGCGCTGTCGATGATGGCGGCGCAACAGCAGCAGGGGCCAACCCCCATTTTCTAAGGAAAAATGAGCAATGACGGAAGAAGCGCAGGTTGCCCCCGAAGCGGAGGCAGCCCCAGAAGCCGTGACCCCTGAGGCAGATCAGGCGTCGGAAGCGACGGGAAACACAGAAGGGCAGACTGATGGTCAGCCCGCCGAGGTAGAAGGCGCAGAGCCGGAACCCGAGGATAAGAGTGATCGCACAACGCGGAACCAGCGCCGAAAGGCACAGATGGACCGCGTGAAGCAGGAGGCCAAAGACGCGCAGGACCGAGCCGCCAAATTGCAGGCAGAGCTTGACCGCGTCAGAGGTGTTGAGAGCAACCGGCCCAACGCTGAGGACTTCCAAGACCACGACGAATATCTTGCGGAATTGTCGGCCTACAAGGCTGAGCAACGCTTGAAAGACCGTCAGGTCAAGGATCTTGAGCGCGAGACCGAGGAAAGCACAAAGCAGACGCAGGCACTGCATCAAAAGCAAGTTGAGGAAGCCTTTGGAAATCTGGCTGCCCAATTCGATGACGCCCGCACCCGCTATGCAGACTTTGACGCCGTGGCCCGCGACAACAGCGTGCCGATCAGTCAGGACATGGCCTATTTCATGGGCCTATCCGACAATGGCGCTGACGTTGCCTATTACCTTGGCAGCAACAAGGAATTGGCGGCTGATCTTGCCGCTATGCCAGCGCCCGAACTTGCAGGGGCCATGCGGATGCTTGAACGCACCGTGAAGGCGCAGACGCCAAAGCCCCGCACCACAACCACAGCACCGGACCCGGTCACGCCCCTGAAAGGTGGAGCGGGTGTCAGCAAGGACCCCTCAAAAATGTCGGCAGCGGAGTACCGCGCTTGGCGTGAGGCCGGTGGAACCCACTAAGGACCCTGAAAAATGTCAAACGACTTCTACACTACCGACAAGATCCTTAAGGAAGCTATCATGCTCCTTGAGAATGAGCTGGTCATGGGCAACGCTGTCCACACCGACTTGCAAGGGCAGGCTCCCGGAGGCGCGGAGAAGGTCGGCAACACGATCAGCATTCGCCGTCCGACACAGTATCAGGGCCAAGCGGATGATATCGACATCACAGGCTACCGCGAAGATATCGAGCAGGCCACCATCCCGATCACCCTGGACAAGACGCACACCGTCCCGGTCCAGATCGGGGCGCTTGAGCGGACCTTTGACTTCAACCGGTTTTCTGAGGATATCCTGAAGCCAGCTATGATCACGATGAAGGATCGGGTGGAAGCGCATATCGCGTCGAAATACTCCGACTTCTATCACTTCTCCGGCACTCCTGGCACCGTCCCGTCCACATTCAAGGACTTGGGGCGAGTTGGGGCGATCCTAACCGATGGCGCGGTCTCGAACTCTGGCCGCGTTGCGTTTCACGGCACGGACGCGTCTCTTGAGCTGGCCGATGGGCTGAAGGGTGTCTATGTCCAAGGCAAGGCCAAGACCGCCTTTGAAGAAGCAACCATTGGTCGTTACGGCGGTTTTACCAACTATCAGACCGTCTACGCGCCGACGCACACCGTCGGGAACCATGGCGGGACCCCGCTGGTGAACGGCGCGGCTCAAAATGTGACTTATGCTGCTGCGAAACAGAGCTTTTCGTCGCCTCTGGTCACTGATGGATGGTCGGCGTCTCGTACGGGTCTTCTCAAGAAGGGCGATGTCATCACTATCGCTGGCGTGAACGCGGTCAACCCGGTCTCGAAAGAGGACACCGGGCGCCTTCAGACCTTCGTGGTGAAAGCCGATGTGAACTCTGACGGCTCTGGCAATGCGACCGTTCAGTTGTCGCCGCCCCTTGTGACTTCGGGTGCGTATCAGACCGTTTCTGCCGCTCCGGCGGACAACGCCGCGATTACCGTCAAGACCGGCTCTGCCAATGGCGTCCATAAGCAGTCCCTGCTTCTGAACCCCAAGGCGATTGCGCTTGTCACGCGGCCTTTGGATATTCCCAACGGCTCCGGTGTCAAGACCACGACCAAGTCGGGCGAAAAGGTCACAATCTCCTGCACGGAATTTGTTGACGGTAACACTCTGGCCCAGACCTTCCGTTTCGACATCCTTTACAAGGCCGAAACCGTGGACGCCCGCCTCGGTGCGCGCCTTACCAGCTAACAGATGGGCCGGGGCTTATTGCCTCGGCCTTTCCCATGACAGATGAGGCGAAAACCATGACAGATGAGGCGAAAAAAGGCCCGGCCTGGGGTTATAAGACCGGGCCTGACGGTGAACCTGTTGGCGAGATTTTCCCCGATGGGAAGCTGCCCAAGGGCTGGGTGGATAGCCCTGCCAAGCTCAAGGGCGCAAAAGCGTGACCACAATGGCGGAAATCATCAACCGCGCTTATCGCAAGACTGGCGTGGTTGCACTCGATGACGAGGCGACCGGCGACGAAGCCGCAGTTGGCATTGAAGCGCTGAATGGCATGCTCCATGAATGGAAGCTCCGCAGCGTGGATATCGAGCATACGGACGCTGGCCTGTCGGATGTGTTTTCGCTGGGGCCAGAGTATCACGACGGCGTAGTCTACATGCTGGCAACTCGGCTGTCACCGGATTTTGTGGTGCCGCCATTTTTCGACGCTGACGACTTCTTTCGAGCAATTCAGGCGGCATATATGACCATCGACACCGTTTCCTTTGAGCGCGGCCTGACTGAGGTTCCGAGCAAGGTTGCTCGCCGCAATTCCAGCAGCATCTTGGACGGTTGATCTGATGCGCGTTGAGTGGATCGGGCGCAGCCGACAGGACGGCGACAACCAGCAGGCAGATCCGGCGCGGCTGATCAACATCTACCGCGAGAAGGCGGGCGATAAGCCCATCCTCAAGCGCGTTCCCGGCATGGTGCCTTTTGTCGATCTGGCATCGGCGCCACTGCGGGCGATGGAGCAGGAAGCGGGCAAGGTGTTCGCGGTATCCGGCGCGGACCTGTCCTGCATCGACGGCAACGGCACTGTTTCGGATTTGGGGCAGGTGTCGGCTGACGGTGACGTGTCCATTTCCGGCAATAATGGGTCCGCTGTCGTGACGGCCGGTGGGGATTACTACGTTTGGGATGGCGAGACGCTGACGCAGCCTGATACCGGCGCATTCTCAGACGTTGGTTCTGTCGAGTTTCTTGGCCAGCGAACTGTTATCACGGAACTGAATGGCCGGCGCTTCGGCTGGTCCGACGTGACCGAGCCGGAGACATTTGACGGGCTCAGCTTTGCGACGGCAGAAAGCACCGACGACAACATCATCCGCGGTGCCGTGATCCAGGGCATCTACTGGATCTTCAAAGAGCGGTCTATCGAACGCTGGTATCAGACCGGCGGAGAGAACTTCCTTGCACCGATGAGTGGCGGCGACATGGACACCGGACTGTTGCGGTTTGGCCTGTTTATCAAGTTCCCGAACGGCGCTTTCTTCGTCGGCAATGATGGGATTGCCTATCTGGTTTCCGGCGGGTCTATGCGGCCTGTATCGACGCGCGGCGTTGAGACGGCGCTGGAGCAGAAAGACGCCACCCACTGCCTTTACTATCAGGATGAGGGCCACAAGTTCTGCGTTATCCGCTTCGCTGACCGAGAGGCGTGGGTTTACGACATGGTCATGGACGAATGGCACGAGCGCGCCGAGGGTGGAAGCCTGACGCCGTGGTCTGCCACGCATTCGGTGCAGGCCTTTGGCGCTGATTTCGTCGGCTCAGCCTTTGGCCGGGTGTTCAGCCTTGATCGCATCCCGAGCGATGACGGCCAGCCGCTGATTGGCAAGGCCGTATCCCGCACGATCCGCAACAACGGCAATCGGTTCCGTGTCCCGCGCCTGACCCTGATCGGGGCGGTGGGCAATTCCACGCTGACGGCTCAGCGCTCACCGGGGCTGCATATCGGCGGCGGATACATGATGGCGACGGACGGCTATACCGCTCTGGCCACTGGCGACGACGTCACAGTCAGCACGGACAGCAAGGTTTCTCTGCGGGTATCGAAGGACCGCGGCAAAACGTGGTCGCGGGACAAGGTGCGGTCGATGGGCCGCGCAGGGGAGTATGACAAGGTGGTGCGCTGGCGCTCTCTGGGGCAGTTCCGCAACGCCAACTTTGAAATCACCCTCAGCGACAACACGGATATGACGATTGAGGCGGTCGGGGAGATCGAACTGGCATGATCAACGTTGAAACACCACAGGCGAACGTCCCGCTGGTCAAGCCGGACGGTCATAGCACCATGGAAACGCAGATCACGCTTGAAAAGATGGCGCAGGCGATCCGGGAGCTGCAAGCGAAGGTCGAGGCGCTGGAGGCGCAGCACCCATGAAGGCAGGCCGCATATCTGTTGATCAGGCGCGGGAGTTCTTTCACCACAAATCGCAGCAAAAAGCGAGCGACATCACGCCTGAGGATCTGCCCGGAGGCGATTTTCAATACTGGGCCTGCGATGGCGTCTGCGGCGCTTTTCACCCTGATCACTGGCCCGGCGTTTGGATGGCCCATTACGGGGTGAAGCCTGAAGTTTGGGGGCGAACTGTCCAGCCTGCGCGGGCGATCTTGCGCGCCTTTTGGATGGCTGAGCGCCCGCAGCTGATAATCGGCTGGACCGCTGAAAATAACCGCGCCGCACTGAGCTTTTCGCGGCGCCTTGGTTTTCGAGAGACCGGAAAAATGACGCTGGATAGCGGAAACGTAATCATGAAGGAGCTGGGGCCATGGGTATTGGAGCAGCAATAGGGATTGGATCCTCGCTTCTGGGCGCGTCCTCATCGCGCAAGGCAGCGAAATCTCAAGAGCGGGCAGCAAACAGCCAGCTTGAGCTTGAAGGCCGCATTTACGATGAGACGAAAGAGCGGTTTCAGCCGTTCTATGACAGCGGCCTGAACTATCAGAACGTCTTGAATTTTGAGCTATTGGGCGGCGACCGTCCGATGATCGGCGGCGATCCTCAGAGGGTGGTTGAGTTCACCGATCAGGTCTATGGCGACGGCTCTCTGAAGGACGTTGTGCATAACGCCGGGTGGTCTGATGAATACACCGAACAGGTGCGTGACTACGGCCCGCGAGATGTGACGCGATATCGGGTCGGAGAGCAGACATTCGGCGACCGGGCTGCAGCTGATGCCTATGCCAAGGCGAACCCGACTGGCGGGACCGAATACGGCGGCTTTGAAGCCACCCCGTATCAACAATATGTCCTTCAGACGTCTCAGGACCAGATCGACGGCAGCGCGGCGAGCCAAGGGAGCCTGTTCAGCGGCGCGACCATCAAGGCACAGCAGGATCGCGGTAACGCTCTCGCGGGCAGCTTCTACAGCGACTATCTCAACCGACTGACCGGGCAGGCTGCACAAGGCCAAGCCGCTGCGGGCAACATCGCCAATGCCGGTGCGAATTACGCCAGCGGAGCAGGAAGCGCGTTGGCCGGCATCGGGAACGCTCAGGCGTCGGGTGCAATTGGCATGGGTAACGCTCTATCCAACGGTATCAACCAGGGCGTCGGGATCTGGAACTATCAAAACCAGACCAGCGGCGCCACGCCCCAGCCTGCGAACGCTCTCAGCGCGCCTTGGGCTTCTGGCGGGTTCTGGGGGTAGGTCATGGCGAGCGCTCAAGACGTTATCAACGGTCTGGTCGCGCGCGGGATGCCGCGCCATATCGCAATCGGTGCTGCAGGTAACATGCAGATCGAGAGCGACGGGTTTCAGACGGATATCAACGAGTACAACCCTGTGGTTCCCGGGTCGCTAGGTGGCTACGGTCTGAACATGTGGACCGGCCCGCGCCGCCGTCAGTTTGAGAGCTACGCTGCAGATCGAGGCGCGCCTCTGGGCGATCTGAACACGCAGCTTGACTTCACGATGTGGGAGCTGGCCAACACCGAGAAACGGGCCGCTGCAGCACTTTCCCAAGCCCAAACCCCGGCAGATGCCGCGCGGATCTACAGCGAGCAGTTCCTTCGCCCCGGCATTCCGCACCTTGACCGGCGCATAGAGGCGGCCAACGCGCTGGCGGGCGGTGATTTCGGGGGCCAGCCCCTGCAGAACGCGCTTTCGGCCCCTATGGGCCAGCAGGGAGCGCCTGTGAATGCCCTAACCCAGCAACAGCCACCGCAGCCGCCGCAAATGCAGCAAATCGACCCGCGCAACTTCCTGACGCAGGTCACACCGCGCGCCAAACTCAAATTCACCTGAGGACAGCACATGGCCCAACTCGACACCCGCTTGCCCCTGATGTCCCAACAGCCGGATATCGTGAACGCGCTGGCCCGGTCATCGGCAGCCGCGCAGCAGACGAACCAAGTCCAGAGCCAGAACGCGCTTCGTAACCTGTTCCAGACGCAGGGCGCGGATATCGCAGCCGGTCAGCCGCAGGCGCTGAATGCGCTGGCCCAGCTTGACCCGATGCAGGCGGTTCAGATGCAGAGCGCACAGCAAAACATGCAGTCACGCGCGCAGATGATGGAGCAGCGCCGGATTGCAATGGGGCGAGAGGCGGAAGCCTATGTCGCGTCTCTTGGCGCGCAAGAGCGGGCCGCAGAGGCCGCACGCGTGGAACAGGGTATCGCTCAGGGGATGCAGTTCTATCAGCGCGGGGATCTGAACGGCCTGAACCAGCTTCTAGGCACCGTTGGCGAGGAGCCATTGCAGAGCCTTGACGAATTCCCGACAGTCGCCGCGATGTATGGCGACGTTCTGGACAAGCTGAAATCGGTTCAGGAACTGAATGCACCGCCGAAGCCTGCCGACGAATACGGGCGCTACGCCGCAGAGGAACGGGCCGCAGGCCGCCAGCCTCTCGACCGCATCCAGTATGCGCAGGCCAAGAAAGGTCAGGGGTTCAGCGTCACAACGGCTGACGGGACTACGGTGCAATATGGTGGCGGGCAGAGCGGCGGTGACATGCCGGATCTGAACGTTGATGAGGGGATAAACTCTGGTTTCTTAATTCGTGTGAAGGATGCGGGCCGGACCCTTGACGAGCTGGAGCAGCAGGGTCTTGAGTTTTTGCAGCAGAATGCCGATGCAATACCCCTTGGCCTTGGCAACTATATGCGCACCGAGGAATTCCAGAGGTTCGATCAGGCCCGACGCGACTTTATCAACGCGATCTTGCGCCGCGAGAGTGGCGCGGTCATCTCCCCGCAGGAATTTGAGAACGCCGAAATCCAGTATTTCCCGGTTCCGGGCGATAGCCCGCAGGTGATCGAGCAAAAGCGTCGCAACCGGGCGAACGCCATTGAAGGTATCCGTTTGGGTTCTGGCCCCGGCGCAGCCTATGTTGACCGGATGGACCAGCAGGGCGCGGCCCCGCAACAGCCGGAACCACAATCTGGTGGGCTCCAGGCGCCACAACCGGGCGTCACTGAGGACGGCTATCGCTTCAAAGGCGGTGATCCGGGCAATCCTGAAAATTGGGTGAAGGTGGAATAATGGCCGGTCCTTGGGAGAAATACCGAACACAGCCGCAGGCACCGCAGTCTGCCGCACCACAGGCGACCGCAGGGCCTTGGGAGAAATACGCAACACAGCCCGCGCCAGCGCCGCAATCGGACCCTGCTGACACTGATCTGATGGGCCTCCTGCGCACCTCGCCAGCAGGCCAAAACCCCGGCATGGGCAGTCAGCAAGGCAGCGTCGATCTGAACGACGTCGTGCAGGGCGATCCAACAATGATCACAAGCGTGATCGACAATGTGGTCGGGCTGGATAACGGGGTTATGACCCCCGGCGAAAAGCTGGGGACGGCCCTCAACTCGGCGGGCGAAAGCGCGACCCTCGGCATCGTCGGGGATGAGGCGGCGGCTGCGTTCGACGCGGCTTTGGGTCGCGGCAGCTATGAGGAGCGTCGGGATTTTTACCGTCAGAACCAAGAACAGTTCCGGGAGGAAAACCCTGTTCTTTCTTTTGCCTCAGAGATTGCGCCGGCACTTCTGCCCGGTCTTGGCGGGGCAAAGCTGCTGCAAATGATGCAGTCGAAGTTGGGCCGGGCTGGGGCTGGCGCCGCACTTGGCGCGCTTTCGGGGGCGGTTTATGGGTTTGCAGAGGGTGAAGGCGGGGCTGGCAACCGGGCTATTGACGGCTTGGCAACTGCGGCGCTTGGCGGGATCATCGGCGGCGCTGCACCCAAGGTGATCGACGGGTTGACTGGCATTCCGAAGGGCGTTTCGCGGGTATTCCAACGGTCACAGGAAAAACCGACGATCCAGACGCTCAAATCTGCGAAGAATGCTGCATATCGTGCGGTCGATCAGTCTGGCGAAACCTTCAGCGGCGATGACATGCAGCGCCTCTACCAGAACGTTTCAGACGTGTTTGACAGCGGCAACTATGTTGAGGAAGTGGATAATGCCTCTCGCGCGGTTCTCCGGGTTCTGGAGAACCGCCAGGGCAAACCCACAACGCTCTCTCAGCTGGATGATATCCGGCAGAATATGTGGCGCCGGTATGGTTCGGCGAAAGATCAGCCTCAAATCCTTGACGCGATCCGTAGCCTTGATGACCTGATTGATGAACGGGCAGGGGCAAGCGACCTGATGGGCTTGGCCCGCGCTGCCAACTCCCGGTATGCAAAATACCAGCTTCTGGACGATGCCTTCAGCAAGGCTGCTGATCAGACAGCTTCAACCGGATCCGGCGGTAACATTCTGAACAAGTACCGGCAGGCGGTCACTTCTATCATCAACAACCCGAACAAGGCCCGCTGGTTTAGCGCTGATGAGGTCGATATGATGCGCAAGTTTGTGCATGGTTCGGCGTCTGAAAACGTGTTGCGTCGTGTCGGCAAGCTGTCACCGAACGGGAACGGCCTGATGATGGCCCTGCATATCTTCGGCGGCATCCAGACCGGAGGCGCGACGATCCCGATCATGGCGGCGGGGGCGGCGGCAAAATCAGCGGCAGACCGGACAGCGATGCGCGGCGCTGATGCCCTCAAGGATGCGATGGCCGGTCAGGTTCCGCAGAGAATACCGCTCTCATTGCCTGCCGGGGCGGCTACTTCTGGGATTGCTCCCCTCGCAAGTGACGGAGTGCAGCGCCTGCGAGAACTGACAGGCCAAGGAAGATCAGCCCTGCCACAAAGGACGCGATAACGTCACCCCAGAATGGGTGTTCGAGGTGGAAGAATACCCCATATGCAGAGGCAAACAGGAACGCCCAAAAGGCAAGGTTCGTGCTTAAATTTACCTTCCCGCGTGCTGTCTCCTCTCGATCCATGCGACGGCTTACGCCGATGAAGCCGAGGAGGAGGGTCGCGGCCACGAAGGCCGCCGGGGCGTCTAAAACATCCATCCACACAACTTAATCACGAACAGGCCGCCAGTCCAGAGCGGTCCGCACAATTCCCCACATAGAGGCGAAAACCATGGCGAACAGGGTTCTGATGCCCCGTGCGCTGGATGGCAATGGCGACATTGTCCCCGGTGCAATGGCGTATTTTTTCAAGGAGGGCACGGTTTCCCCTCTGACGGTCTATTCGGACAAGGCTGGAACGGTTGTGGTTCCTCCGCCTCTGGTGGCGGACAGCGCGGGCAACTTCATCGCAGTGTTCACGGACAAGGTTCTGAAACTGGATATCCGCGATCCTGACACGAACACCAGCTTGCCAGGGTTCCCGTCAGATAACTGGCACGTCACCACCACAGACGAGACCGGCGCGGGGCTGGTGAAGTTCACCCCGATCACCGGGAACAGCGCGACCAACGTGCAGGCAGCGATTGCGAACCTTACCGGGCTTTGGAACGCGGTCACGGCCTACGGCAAGTCTCTCATTGCAGCGTCTGACGCGGCGTCGGCCCGCACCACTCTTGGCCTTGGCGCCGTGGCCACACGCGGGTTTCTCGATGAGGACGACATGGCAAGCGACAGCGCAACCGCCGCGCCCAGCCAGCAGTCGGTCAAGGCGTTTGTGGGCACTGAGGTAGACGGCAAGGCGCTGGGTGTGGGGCAGTCTTGGCAGAACCTGACCGGGTCGCGCAACGCCAATACCTCCTATCAGAACGCCACCGGGCGCCCCATTCAGTGGATGGTCCACGGGTCCACCAGTGGTCTTGCGCAGGTTTCAACTGACGGGAGCGCATGGGTGACCATCGCCACCCTCGGCGCGCCGGGTTCGTTTGAAACCGCAGCCTCTGCAACAATTCCGCCGGATCATTTCTACCGGACAACTGGCGGCTTCACAAACTGGTCTGAGCTTCGCTGAGGGATAGAGCATGACAAGAACACCGCAGAAAAACGCGAACGAACTCCCGCAGGTCGAGACGCTTGGCCCTGAGAACACGGTTTTGGTCGAGGTTGACGGCGATATCTCCCGCGTCCCGGCAAGCGCTCTCAGCACCTCGGCGGTTCAGGGTGTCAACATCCGCAGCGATGGCAACCCGCTGGGCACCGCGACCGCGATTGACCTGATCGGCGGCGATGTGGAGCTGACCGGAAACCTTGCGACCGTGACCCTGCCGGACGGCACAGGCGGCGCGGGCGATATCAAGTCATTCGCCAACGGGACCGATTTGCGCGCGGACGCAACAGATAGCTACCCGGTCGGGACCATTCTCAGCGCTGAGACGGAAAACACCCGATACATCGTCACTAACGCGTCGGAAACTGACCCTGATCTAACCACCATTGGCGGCGTTAAGGCGTTCGAGATCGGGCCTGAGTTCTCCGACATCTACAAGCTGCGCGGCGCGATCCAGCGTGGTGACCTGCGCGACGGCCAGCGGGTTTTCTGCAATGGTGCGAGCCACACCGTAGACAGCACCGCGACAGGTCTGGACAGCGCCCTGTGGGGGTTCGACGTTGATGGGCTGCGGCGCGAGGGCGGGCAGCTTGACAACCTGTTCCTTATGTCGGCGTTCAAAAACCAAGATGTGACCGCGCAGTATTTCCACCTCTCCAATGACGGGGTGACGCTCAAGCGCCTGAACCAGTTCCCTGTGATCCGGGGCGCGGGTGACGCGACAACCGGCGGGCGCGACAGCCAGCCATTCTGGGCGCGCCGTCGCCGCATGGACCCATGGTTGATGCCTGTAACCGCAGGCGATGGGCTAGATTACGACTTCTCGGTCTATGTCCTGAGCGCTCTTGGCACTCCGGTGAACATCAAATGCCAGCTACAGGGCAGCAACGCCTTTGGCGGGGTGCGCGGGACAACGCTTCCGGGGGCGACCCGTGCGGCAGATCTGCTGTGGGGGCCACGGCTCCACAACATCGGCGACAAGGTCTATCTGACCATCAGCATTCGGACGCAGGACGATTACACTGACGGGTTCGGCAATCAGTCCCCGACATTCCGGCCATATATTGCTGAATGCCTTGATATCGACACGCTGACATTCGGCCCGCCGGTCGCGATGAATGTTGGCACCACCACGACCGCGATGCTTGAGCCTGACCTTACGCAGGCCGATGACGACACGTGGTACATGTGCATCAAGAACAGCGCGAACCGCAATATTGAGATCCATTCGGCCACTGACCCCATCGGCGGCGCATGGTCGTCTGTCACCACCCTTGATCTGGACGGCACCTTGAACAGCCTTGAGGGGTCGATCTGGGTTCGTCAGGTCTACAAAGACGCCACCACGGGCGCGCGAACCCTGAAATATCGCGTCCATGCCGCCAACAACCGCAACGGCGACAACGAGCTGCGCGGCGTCCCGGTCGAGTTCGTCAGCACCGGCGGTCCTGAGGGGCCATATGGATCGGCGCAGGATGTGAACAACAGCCATTCAATGCGCAATGGCGATATCGTAAATGTCGCTCTTGAGCCTGACCCGCGCGCAATGCGGTCCCTGCTCGATGCTGCCACGTCCTTTGCCGGGGAATACCCTGTGGGCGTCGATGAGTGCATTCGCCTGCCTGATGAACCGCACAACTTCACCCCGCAACAAGACTGCCTGTATTACGTCAACACTGCCGGATACGCCTGCACCCTGACTGTGGAGAAAATGGAAGCACGGCGTTACTGGCTGGCCTGTCTGAGTTCTGATGCCGGCACATACATCGACGTGGTGAACAACTCTCTTTGCGTTGGGAATACCCGGATCGGCGGGGGCGCGTTCCAGGTCACGGAATTCCTTTGGGTAGATTTCCTCGGCAAGTATGTTGGCGTTCAGAGTTATGCCGTGGGCGGTGGTGGATCGGCTGACGGCGTTGTAACCGGCGTTTCGTTCGACAGCGGAACCAATATCCTGACGCTCACCCGGTCGGTCGGCGGCGATCTGACGGCGGATCTGTCGGCGCTGGACGGCGGCAGCTCCGGCCTGATTTCTCAGACCCCGGCGGACGGTGCCAAGTTCATCGCCTCAGGCGTTCCCGGCGAGGAAAACACCGATGCTGGTGAGCTGAACCTGTACCCATCTGGAACTGATGGCGTGGGTATCGGGATCAGCCGCTTGGGCATGGCCATGTCTGGCGGCGCTGATCTGGGCTATGTCGAGGCGCGCAATAACGCGACCCTTGAAATCACCGTCGAGGGGGGTATCTCGCGCTATGCTGGCGCGGTTGCCAAGACCTCAGACCTTGGGGCGGCAACCGATGTTGACCCCAGCAACGGGGACTTTCAGGCGGTGACACTGACAGCGGCGCGGACGCTGAACCTCGTGAACTTCATTCAGGGCGACAAGGTCATGATCCGCGTTGATGGAGCCGACACCCATACGCTGACAATTGCCTCACCTACGGAGACGGTTAGGTGGCCGAACAATACGCCTCCGTCGTCTTTCAACGCAATCACGTTGATTGGCGCTACCCGTGAGGGCGGCGACATCTTCCTCGGCGCACTGGGGTTCTGATATGGATGTTGATTTTCTGTTTCAGCTTATCGCGGCGAACCAAGGCGGGGGTGGCGGGCCTTTGGTTGGCTCCACTACAATAGTCGCCACGGCAGGACCGTATTTAGACTGGGATTTCGCCAGCACTTTTCCCAACGCGCAGGTCGGCGATGCACTGATTGGCGTTGGGGCTGCGGACCGCAACGACTTGGGTTCAGCCATCTACACGTCTGGTTCTTTGAATGCACAAAAAATATCATCTGAATCAAGCAAATCTCCCGGATCCGCTTTCCTTCTAGCCACTTGGGACGGTGTAAACACTCGCATCACGAGCAACAATACAATACCTGTCGATAGTCCGAGTTACTATTGCGGCTGGGTTTTTGGGTTATTCAGGGGGTTTAATCCGGGTGGCGTGACCGCTTCTTCTATCAATGGTACAACAGGTATGCCTAACCCTCCATTAAGGTCCGGTTTCGCTGCAAACTCACTGGTTCTTGCCTGCGGGGCCATAGACGATGACGCGGTTACTGATGTAACACCGCCCGTTGGCTTCGATTTGGTAGGGTCACGCACGGCAAGCCTCACAGCAGGGGGCACTGCTACAGCTATGCTGGCTTGGAAAATCAGCACTGCAGGTGCGGAAGATCCAGGCTCATTTGGTGGTTCCGGTGGCGACTCATGGCGCGCGGCCACCTTAGCGCTACCGCCGGTGTAACCATGGACCTCTCCCTATTCATCGAGGAAATCGGAGGTGGGCTTAGCGCTGTTGTGATCGCAGCCCTGTCCTACGCCGTCGGCCACCTCTATCGTCGCAACAGCCTCCAAACCGACCGGCATTTAGACCGGGAGCGCGAACATAGTGCTGAGCTGGTCGAAACCATTCGCACAATCGACCGGTACGACAGGGAGCGGGGGCAATGAAGTGGCCCCAGTTTCTACGCGGGGTTGATGCCGCCGCAAAGAAAGCCGCCCTCGCGCGGGCTGAACTGCGCACGGACAAGCTGCGGGATGAGATGGCGAAGCGTCGCCGCGACCTCCTGCGCAAGACAATCGAGATAAGCCGGGGGGCAGAGACAAAAGATGGGTGATTGGGTTTCTTGGGGCGCTGGGGTTGCCCTGTTGTTCTACGGCGCGCTGGTGATGTGGGCGTATAGACCAACGCGCTGGACTGATCCTGACGCGCCGGGCTGGTTACAGGCCGCGATCTTCTGCGGTTTCCTTGCGGCGGTCGGGAATACGGCTTTCTGGCAGGTCTTGGGGCATCCAGCGGTCAATCTCGGTTGGCTCACCGTGGCGCAGCTGCGCGGGGCTGGCAATTGGCTTGACCTGCTGTTCAAGGGCGGCGGCGCTCTGGCGGCATATCTGCACCTCAAGGCCATGCACAAGTCCCTGAGCGACGAAGAACAGGCCCGGTGGTCTGTGACGGAAATGGCGTTCTATCCCAACAGGCGCTTGTGCCTGAGGGTGCTGGCCCGGATTACGTCCCGCCGGAAATAAACCACTAACAATCGAACCAGACGGCCCGCCAGCGGGCTTTCTTCGCATGGAGATAACGCATGTCATACAGCTTTTCAAAACGCAGCATGAAGCGAATGAGAGGCATCCACCCAGACTTGGTGGCGGTGATGAAACTTGCAATCAGCCGCAGCCCTGTGGACTTCACTGTTTTGGAGGGTCTGCGAACTAGAAATCGGCAGCGGCAGTTGGTCAATTCGGGGGCATCAAAGACTATGAATAGCCGCCATTTGACCGGGCATGCAGTTGACGTGGCTCCTCTGTTGGACGGGGAGGTGTCATGGGACTGGCCGCTATACCACCAGCTTGCGCCAGTTATCAAGGAAGCCGCCGAGGAACTGGATGTCGATATCGAATGGGGCGGAGACTGGACCAGCTTCAAAGATGGGCCGCATTGGCAGCTATCATGGAGCACATATAGCAAAGGCGACATGGCCCCAAGGGCGCACGTCGCCCGTCCCGACGTAGAGCCGCAACCGGAACTGGCCACGGCAGAGCGCCCTTGGTGGCTTTCTCTGATCAATTCACTGCTGAAAGGTTTTCGCAAATGATGAACTTCTCTCCGCTTGCTCGGATCGCCCTGCGTTATGTCGTGGGGGCGCTGTTCTTTGGCTCTGATCAGGTCGGCGCACAACTGGCCGCAGACCCCGATATCGTTGCCGTGTGTGCGTTGCTGATCGGCGCACTGGTTGAGGCGTCATATGCCCTCGCCAAGCGCAAAGGGTGGCATCTGTGATCTCCGCCCTCCTATCCCGCTCCTGGGGCTATCTGGTGGCCGCTGGGGCGATCCTCGCGGCTATCTGGGCCTATGGGCGGTCACAGAAGGCGGAGGGGCGCAAGGAAACGTACATCGAGACGCTGGAGGACAGCGCAAAGCGAAAGGAGGCCGGTCGTGAGGCAGTGGAAGATCTGCGGGGTAATAGCCGCCCTGACAACATTGAGCAGCTGCGGCGAAACTCTGACAGCTGGTGATGCGGGCTGCGGCTCTTACGGGGAGGCGCGGGCGACAATGCCCGGTGATCCTGAGGTGCTACCGGATAACTGGCTGTCATGGGTGACGAGAACAGATACTCGCATGACTGCAACGTGTAAGCCCCGCCAGTGAGCGGGGCTTTTTGCGTTTCGGGGTTGGGCCTTCTGGGCTAGGCTATGTGGGTCATTGCTGCCCAGGCGGCTGCCTTGCATGCCTCAAAGTCGTCGTAACCAGCACATCGCCCGCTAGCGATCTGCTCACCGTTCGCGTTCTTGATCTCGTATTCAGCAAAGTCACCGTCGAGATCCTGAACTTGAATAGTGAAGTCGCCAAGCTTGGCTGTTGCTGTGTCGCCATCACGGTTTTCAGTGTGCTTCCAGACGCCTCTCATGGCATAGAAACCTTTCTTCACTTTGTGCATATTTGGCTCCATCAAAGGGGGGTTAGCTGGACAGGTGCCAGCGCGGTTGATTGATCGGCGTGCCCGGTGCAGTCCCGACAATCCTGTCGAGCCTATCGGTCCTCGCTATCTGCAGGCATTCCTCGCAAAGGGCCTTCCCCTCGAACATCCTGCACTCCGTCGGCTCGCCATAATCGCAGGCCTCGCATGGGACATTGCACCCGGCCTTGATCCATTCGGCAAGGCTCGGATCGCGATCAACCGGCAGGTCGCTGTCGAACGCGAAGCCGTTATCTTTGATCCACGGCAGCGCGGCGTCGAGGTCGTCGTTGTGCTCGAAGCAGGAGGCATCTCCGCACTCAGGGCATTCGTCGCCTACGGTTCTTCCGTATTCTGTGGCGTATTGCGCGACCGCGTTCTCCATAGAGGTGGCGAGATATGGGTAGAGGAATTCGTCGGTTCCTACCGCAAACCATTGAAGCGAAGGCGTGCTTTGCGCCACCAGCGCCATCGCTTTTGGAATTGGCATCATCGCTGCGGCAGCGAGTGCGGTGGATCTTCCTAGAAAGCCTCTGCGGCTCATATTTCCCATGGGTGCCTCCGGGGATTGTTGGATTTGGCCGCGAAGATTATGATTGCGCCTTCGCTTCGCGCTTGGTTTTTAGCCAAAGCGCCGCCGCCAAACGTGTCGGGAAATGCTTGATGATTGTACCATCGTTAGTGATAGCCAAGGCTGCAAAGCGCTTTCGTTTCGTCCTGTGAGGGCAGGGCCAAATTCGTCTGTCCATCAAGTTTATGGTGCCTCCGGGGTTGGGTTTAGCAGGACTTGCGCCCTTGGATGCGGCGGTTGTTCTCCGCCTCAAATCCGAAGGCGATGATTTGCGCATGCAGAACCCAGTCGTCGGTTTCCATTGCGCGTGGGCGGGTGCAGATGCACGTGATTCCACCTGGCGAAAAATCTGATCTCCGGCAGAGCAGCGCCTCGTTCTGGCAGATCCGATCTTGAATGAACCAGCCATCAGGAAATCCATCCTTGATGATCCGGTCATTGAAACGGGGCTTCTGGGGTGACATGCGGCCTCCGGTGCGTTTCGGGGTTGGACTGCGCGGCGGGATTCGAACCCGCAATCTCAGAAATAGAAGTTCCGTGCCTTATCCAGTTGGGCTACGCGCAGAGAGAGGGTCAGGTGGGCTTTGGCTTTGTGATCTCGATTGAGGTCTTTTCGCCATGCACCCGAACGTTAAGTTCGATCTTCTCGCCCGATCCGGCACTGTCCAGAGAAGAAGCGGCCAGCATCAGCGCCTGAATTGGCCGCCACGCCTCCCAGTCCTGCCTCGTGAGCAAGTTGGACCCGCACTTCGGGCACGGCATTCCTACGTGTTCTGCGGTGATGTGCATCACTTGTTCGACATGCCCGCAACCGGCTGCATCGCATTTTAAAACTTCACTCATGGTCTCTCCGGTTTGTTTGTGAGATTATATTTACATATATAGAAACACGTGTAAATATGAACATTGAAACTGAGGCGTTTTTGTATGGATAAAAAATCGTGCGGAAACTAAAAGCGAGGTAGACGAATGATCGCAGCAAATGTTGAGGCCGCCACAGTGGGCAGACCACCTAAGAGAGCGCAGGATAAGTTTGGCAGTCCCAAACAGGTTACGCTTACACCGGGGCAGTGGGATCGCGTGAACGATCACCTCGCCGCGCAAGAGCTGCATTGGATGGAGTTTGTCCGCGCTGCCATCAGTGAAAAGCTGGATCGCGATGAAGCCGCCCAGTCAGACACCGACAAACCGAAATAGGAGCGAGGCGATGAAAGTAAATTTTGGCGACGGGACCCCGGATGATATCGTTATGGATTATGACGAGCGCCTATTGCGCCTAGAAAATCAATACAGTGATGACGAAATTCTGATCGAGGCGCGACGGCGCGGCTTGCTGATGAGGGTTGAGGCGAAGACAGAGGTCCCAGAACTCTATGCAGAAGATGGCCTGACCAAGGAAATACAGATTGAAAATACATTTGCTCAACTCGCTGACGGCGCGGCGCGCGAGTGCATCAGGCGTGGGAATCTTCCCGCTGGGGCGTCATGGGGTGCTGGCATGTCTACGTTCGGGGTGGGGCCGGTCCGGTCTCTGCGCATGGCGCTGAATTTCGTCATCAATCCTCGTGAGGCGAAGACGAGAGATGAAGACTAGAAGTGATAGGAGCGAGGTCATGGATAGACGAACATTTCTGGTAGCGGCAAGCGCGGCGGTTATCGCCCCTGCGCTCCCTTCACAATCTGGGCTAAACATCGGCTTAGAGTTCGGGTCGGGACCGGATCAAACCGTCACTCGATTGTTGGCCATTCAGAAGGGCGTCATTCGTGAGGTTCACCGTGTCACCGGCACTACCCGGCCCCACCCCGAATAGGCACCACGTTTTCTTTCGCCCCTGTCACGAACTGCGCCCATGCTTCCATGAGTGAGCGTCGGCGCTCCAGCATGTCAGACCGGGCATAGGCTCTTTCGACTTTCCCGCCGATGATGTGAGATAGGGCGGTTTCCGCAACGTCATAGTGCGCGGCGTCGGTATCCTGAACCCATGTCCTAAAGCTGGTGCGAAGGCCGTGGGGCGTCCCGGTCGGGTCGATCTTCTTGAACACCTTGCCGATTGCAACGTCAGATATGCCGCCGGATCGGCCGCCGGGAAACATATAGGCGCTGCGTTTCCACTTCTCGGCCCTTGCAACCACCTCAAGCGCGGCTGATGACAGCGGGACGCGGAAATCAGAAACCTTGCCCTCACTGCCCTTCATCCGGTCCTCTGGCACCGTCCACACGTCGCCATCTATCTCGGCAAACCGGGCGTCTCGGACCCCGGCAGATCGAACAAGCGTCAGGATCTTGAAGCGGAGGCAGAGGTGGGATGCGTCATCGCGGTTCAAGGCCGCATAGATCCGGGGAATGTCCTGCCATGCGGACGCGGGGGTCTTTTTGATCTGGTGCCGCACCTCGCCCAGCATGTGCTTAGCCATGTCCACCATGAACGGGTCGCATTCCACGCCTGAGAACCGCATATGCTCAAATATGATCTTGGTGCGCTGAATGGCCTTTTCTGCGGTAGGGTGCTTTTTCCTCCAGATCGGCGCCAGTGCCCGGTGAATGTCCGTCTGGTGGATCTGGGACATTCTCATCCCGCCGATGGCCGGCACCATGTAAAGCTTGATCGGGCTCAGCCAGCGCCCGCTTGCACCATCTCGCCGCAGTCCCGCCTTCTTTGCCTCAAAGGTGGTTTCTGCGGCCTCTGCGAATGTCGGGTCTGACCGGCTGGCTTCTGCGCGCTGATCCGCCCGCTGGCGGTCACGGGTCGCAATTGGGTCTTCGCCGGACCTTAGCGCCGCCTCCCAGGCGTCGCGAGACTTGCGCGCTTCTGCAAGGCTCACCGCAGGGTAGGGGCCAAGGCCCATTTCCCGGCTGCGCCCTTGGTGCTTGTAGCGGTAGATCCAGCGGCCTTTATCGGCCTCTCTTTTCAGCAGATACAGCCCCGCGCCATCGAACAGCTTGCCATTGCCGTTTTTGACTTCCACCGCCTTCAGCTTGTTTCTCGCCATGCTTGGCCCCCACTTTGGCCCCCAAACTGGCCCCCGCTGCAATCGGACAGGGGCGGACAGAATGCGACAGCCTGTGGAATTTATGGCCTGATATCAGTGGACGGGCAAATAAAAACGGATATAGTCGGACGGAATGTTGGTGCGCGCCGTCCGCACCATCATTCAAACAGAACTGAACATGTTTGAATATTTATTCATACAAATCTAGGTGGTTACGGATTTTGCTTGCCTGAGTGGCTACCCATGATGTGCAGGAATGTGTATTCGTTTACGCATATTTTCCGCACGGTGCGTAATTCATGGCGTCTATTCGTAAGCTAAAATCGGGATATCGGGCCGAGGTTGCCCGCAATGGTGTCCGAAAGTCAAAGGTATTTCCGACAAAGCAAGAGGCCAAAGACTGGGCCGCTCGGGCTGAGTTCGAAATATTGAACCACGACAAGGTTGCGGCGAAGCTGACGTTGGGCGAGCTGTTTGAGCGCTATGCTCGCGAGGTCTCGCCTTCAAAGCGGGGGCATCGCTGGGAGGTGATACGGCTGGAAAAGATCGGGCGAGATGAGATTGCCAAGATCCGGCTGGAGGATTTGTCTGCCAAGAATTTCGCAAAGTGGCGGGATCAGCGCCTAAAGGAAGTTGCACCCGCGAGTGTAATCCGCGAAATGCAGCTCATGTCATCAGTTCTGACCGTGGCGCGGAGGGAGTGGGAACTGATTGCAGCAAATCCACTCAGTGACGTGCGTAAGCCTACGAAACCGCAGCCCCGTGATCGGCTGCCGACTGCCAACGAAATCGAAGCGATGCAGTTGAGTGCGGGTGAAGATCTGACCAAAGCAACAGCGAGGGCGTTCCATGCGTTCAGGTTTGCTTTGGAGAGCGCAATGCGCGCGGGTGAAATTGCTGGCTTGGAGTGGGATCGGGTTGATCTGGATCGCCGGGTGGCTCTGCTAACGCATACCAAGAATGGCAGGCCGCGAGAGGTTCCGTTGTCGACCAAGGCGATTGAGCTGCTACGAGCCTTGCCGGATCTCAATCCGGTGTTTGGTCTTTCGTCTCGCCAGCTGGATGTTCTGTTTAGGAAGTTGCGGGATAGGGCGGATGTCACCGGTTTGACGTTCCACGATTCCCGTCATGCGGCGATCACTGCGCTCTCACGAAAGCTTGACGTACTAGCGCTGGCCCGGATGGTAGGGCACACGGATCTGAGGCAGCTGCGTGTTTACTATAACGAAAGCGCTGAAGAGTTGGCCAAGCGCCTGGACTAGGCATCTGGGTTCTTGACCAACTTTTGCTTTCGCTCAAGCTGGCCATCCCTGATCCATCGTCTTACGGTCGCTTCGGATTTACCCACTTTTTGCGCATATTCCGCGACTGTGATCCATTTTGCTGGCGGGCTGATTTTCGAGGACAATAGGAGACGCTTTATTTCTGTCAGCTCATCCTGGAGGCTTGCGAGCGCATTGGCATCTACGGCGATGAGTTGCTGTGTCATTTCTGGCTCCCGATAATGCTCTGAGTATTTCTTGAGGCTGGCAATTCGTGTTGTGCCTTGAAGTCTCTGACCCATTGATAGACGCGAGATTTGGCTATGCTGGGTCCGGGCATTGCCTTCATCACAGGGATTATCTTGGTCGCTGATACGCCCGCTAGGGCAAGTTCTGCGGCCTTCTCCCTCCGTTCCAGTGTCATTGTTTGCGGTCTGCCGTGACGCGCGCCGCGCTCACGGGCCGCTTTGACGCCTGCGATGGTGCGCTCTCTGATCAGGTCGCGCTCCATTTGTGCCAAGGCTGCCATGATGTGAAACATGCCTTTGCCCATCGGGCTGGCGAGGTCGAAGCGCTCTGTCAGGCTGACCAGCAGGACGTTGTTAGCCTCAAACACCTGCATCGCGCCGATGATGCCCAGCAGTGTACGGCCCAACCTATCCAGCTTCCAAACCACGAACTCGCCACCAGTCTCCGCCGCGGTTGAGATCGCCGCTTGCAGCCCTGGGCGGTTTTTCTTCGCGCCGCTCGTTTTGTCGGTGAAAATCATGGCGTCTGTGACGCCGTATTGTTTGAGGGCTGTAATTTGCATGTCGAGGTTCTGCTCTATTGTCGAGACGCGGGCATATCCCACTTTCACGGTTTCAGGCTTGGTCACGGTGTTCCTGCGTATGGTGCGGTTGCGGGCGCTTCGGTGCGTTTCGGGGTTGGGGTTTGTTGGAATTAGGGTTCTTTGGGGCTGGCAAGCGGACTCCATCCTACGATTTTGTAGCCTGCTGCCGAGGTCCAGCAGTCCTGGCTCATGTTCCAGCCCGCAACTTCCCACTGCATGTTGTCAGCGCGGATGTAGCCGATGGAAACAAACTCTTCGCCTGCGCCGTAGTCACCGATAGAAACGGCTCCCGTCTCGTTGTGCAGTTGTTCGCAAAGCACCTGCACCATTTCGTCGGTTGCTGGTGGTTCGTCTGGGTCTAGCTCCCACATCGTGCAACTCCTAGAGGTTGGGGTTATTCGGACTCTTCCGCGGTATCCATAATGTCCGCGAACCATTGGAATGCTTTCGCGCGCAGATCATCGAGAGATCGCGCCTGCAGGGTGGTTTCCATCTCCCAATCTCCGGCGAAGATGAATGCCTCGCTCTGCCCGTCCTCCTCAAAGTGAAAGAGCAAATCGAGGCCATCGATGCGCCACAGCTCCTCTGGGCATCCGCATTCATCGCTTGGAACCCTGGCGAGGATTGAGATGGGCTCAGCGCCCTTCGCAGATAACCTCGAGCCAATCCGCATCACGTTGAGCACGTTGGCGCCTTCGTCGCTGATGTAGTGATGTCCGATGAACGCTGTCATGGTGCCTCCGGTTTCGGGGTTAGGTGGAAAGGTGAGGGTTGATCGCTCGGGAATGAATCTTGACCGATGCGATCTCGGCCATGAATTCCACCAAGGGCCATTCGCATTCCGAGTGGAGGTATGCCGCATACCTTGCGGCAGAGTGGCTTTTGGCGGGCAGCAAGCTTGGAGGGTAATCACCCTGGCCCTTGTAGGTCACAGCATATCGCGCAGGGATGTGGAGGTTTTCGAGGATGTAATCTCGCAGAGCCGACCGCCCTTCACCAGTCACGCTGAAATAGGTCGAGCCATGAGCTTTGTTACCGCCGGTCCAATGCGGGGACGTGCGCATTCGTTCCGCAGTCTCGGTGTCGTCGCCAGTGCAGAAGTAGTTGCGGTACGTCTCGCCCATGACCTCATCCGGCCACGGGCAACCCAATGCATGATGGATTTCCTGAAAGTGGCGGTCATCAATTCGGGCATTGAATTTTCGCATGGTAACGGCTCCATCAAAGGGGGGCGGCTTTTAGGGTTGGCGCTGCGGGTGTGGTCAGCGGCTGCTTCTGGCGCGCTGCATTCGGCGGGTGCATTTTCTCCTGATCTGGCGTTGTTCTTCCTTCAGTTCGTGCAGGGCCCGTTCTTTTCTGCGGATGCGCAGGTGAAGGACTGCAAGGCGGCGCAGGTCCATTTCGTCGGCAAAGTGAAGCCACAGCGCCTTGAGGCCGAAGATCTCAATCTTTTTCAGGCTTTTGATGGTCTGCTTTGGCGCGTCCTGTGTACCTGTGACAGGTACACGGGGCTGGGTATGCGCACTGGTTTGCATGGTTGCTCCGATCACCGGTAAGGGGTCGATATTTTGCCTGTCCAGGCGTCGAATTCGGTGCGTAGGGCGGCGAAGCGATCGGCAGCGGCCTTGTTGCTGTTGAGCAGGCCACGGCTGTTCACGCCGCAGATCATGCGAACATATTCAGCGGCGGCGCTGGACATTAGCGATTTGCCGGGAAAGCCGCTGCGCTGTGCGGCGAATTCCTGAAAGCGCGGATCATTGCAGAGGATCCCTGCCTGCTGGGCGGGTGGCATCTCGGCAAAGGGCTGGCGGGTCATGCGATCGCGCCTTGGGCTATCAATGCCGGCGGACGGGCGGGAAGGCCTGTCGCGGCGATGTGGCGTCGGATGCGGTCCGCGATCCTGCTGGGTGGTTCAATCCGGTGCGCGGGTTCATCAAGCTTATCGAAATTGACGCGCTGGCCTCGGGCGGATTTCAGGACTGACCACGACCAAATGAATTTATTTGAATTGTTACAGTGCGCTATTGGGTTGCCCGCAGTGTCGAGCGCATCGGTCAGTAGGTCCCGCTCAATATCGCCTGTGGCGTTAGCAGGTGCGGGGTTTGTCTCAAATACATCGTCCACGCTGTACTCCATTCAAAATCTGTACCTGTATGTACATAAATATACGTAATGGTATAAATCAAGTCGTAAATATACATACAGGTACAAATGTGATGAATGTGAGAAGCTGCCCTAGCCAGTTCTGCGCATGTCGCTGCGAATATCGGTTCTCAGTGCGACATATTCTAAGCCATCGAACGTGACGGGTTTGCTCAACACGCTGACTTTGTATCCCAGTCGCCTGAGTGCCAAAGGCATTAGGCGGGGGGACAGTGTCAAGACTGACTGGGCCCCAACCTCAGCCAAGTATTCGTTTGCACGGGCAAGTATTACCCTAGTGATATGGGGGCTTCCTACGAAGCGGGTCATTTCCCATAAATCAGCGCTCGGGTGTAACTCGGCCTTCATTGCTGCGGGATCGAAGTCAACTGGCAGAGCGCCCGATAGGAAGTCGGCCAGCATGTAGGACAGATCTTGCCCCTGGCGCCGAGGTGTTATGCTGTCGGTGCGCATAAGTCGGGCTCCACCGATACATTTTCCATCTTCATATGCTACTATAAATTGAGCATTCGGGAGGTCGTATTCATCCCATTCGACTTGCGACGTATGGACGAGATCCCATCCTAGTCGATCTACAAATTCCTCCTTCCTGATTGCCATAAAGTCCAGAATGTTTTGATGGCTTACCTCGGAGGGGTTTGGTCCGACGATTGAAATCATTTTTCTACTCCTGAATTTAGAATCCAAGAGCAGTTTAAGATTTAAGCTTTCGACTTTCTCTATACCGTTCGGTAAGGGCTGAATGCACCTTCACGGATAGCTATTACAACCGCCTGGGCGTCTGTCTTGGCGCCAATCTCGTCAAGCGCGTTCACCCGCCTTGCGCGAGCGCCTGAGTAGGTTAGTCCCAGAACTTCGGCGACATCGTTCAATTTTCCACCCTGTGAAATCGCCGACAGATAATCCAAAGTTCCTTGCGATAGTTTTAGCGTCCTGCGTTCTTCAAGCGAACTCAAAGTTGCTAGGCTCAACGCGTCCATGCATCTATCGAGAGTGGCATCCGACGGCGGGCAACCTTTGCGATGAGATATGCTTGCAATGGTCTTGTGCCCTTCGATTTCGAGAGCGAAGCAAACACCGTCTTCAATTCCGAATGACCTTGCCAGTTCGAAGGATGCCGCGTCCCAACCTTGCCTCTCCAGCTCAGACCAGCCGATACGACCATTGCAAGTCAAACCGTACCTCAAGGTGGCATCCCTTAGGGCCATATCCTTCTCATGGTAGGCTTCCAAGAATGTGGGAGGATAAGTGAAGTGGGAGTATTTTGGATGACCATTGTTGAACAAAATGCCGATTGCGCATCCGAAATCTGAGAAGCGCGACAATGTGTCAAAGGCTAATTTTACATGAGGGTTCATCTCAAATTCCTTGACCATAACTATCCCCTAGGTAGTATACCAAAATGTATAAATCAATATCAATTTTGACAGTGAGGCCACACGCATGACGAGTTTTCAGGACATCGCTAGCGCAATAGTCCATTCGTCCGACAGTGAGTTGCGGGCCATACGTCAGTTCTATCTGAAAAGATTGAAGGTTTTTACTTCTTCACAAGGCCATGTTGCCGAACAAACTCAGCAACATCAGAGATCACGCTCTCAGGTGCGTTCGCAAGACTGTTGATTAGCTCTTCACGGTCTGGAGAGCTAGATCGGCCGGTCAAAATGAAGGTAATGTCGACCTCAAGGGCATCGCAGATAGCTTGCAAGCGTGTCGGTGACGGATCCTGAATACGACCGGTCGTAACGCGAGAAACATAAGTCGCTGTTCCAAAAAGCTTGTTGCTTAACGCGTCAGCGGTCCAATCGCTATGCGCAAGGGCTGCTTTCAGTCTGTTTCTTGCGGCGTTGTCCATGTGCTCGGCTTAGCTCTCCCAATCAACGAAAACGGTAGTACGTATCGGTATAGGGCGCAAGACGGATTAGGCGTTGACAGTTATACGTTCGAGTATATTTATATACCTTAATGTATAAATGGCATCAAAAATGACAAACTGCATTCAAGACATCAAAACTCGACGTGAGGAACTTGGTCTCTCACAGGCGGAGCTGTGCCGTCGTGCAGGCCTCCCCTCTTCCAACTATGTCTGCCGTTTGGAGGGCGGGAAGATCGCCGGTCCTTCGCATGGAACGGTCGTGGCTATTCTCGATGCTCTTGCTGAAGCTGAAAAAGAGACTGTGAAATGACAGAGGATCCCATGAACGGTGTCTGCACAGGCGTCAGTCAAGGCGGTTTTTTCATTTGGCGCATTGCGGAACGGATCGTATCGGGCATCTGTGCGCTGCCAACTCTTTGCGCGGGTTCACCTCGTATTTCCACCCTGGTTCATCCAGCCGGTTGCCGAAACACAGAGGGCACAGAGGGCCGCCACCCTCATTGGTGCTCATATTGGGAACACGAGCGTCTGCATGTGGTCCCCGTTTCCCCCTGGATGGTATGGCTTCTTAGATTAAGCTGCTCTCAGAAGCCTGTAGGCTTCAGTTTTGGCGTCCGGGTGTTCTTCACCTTTGAATACCTCAACAACGCGGGCTGGGTTTGTGCCCAGTTTCTGCGCAATGAGTGTGACCGACACACCTTGAAAAAACATGATGTGCGCAGTGACTGCCTCAATGAAATCGAGTGCAGGTCGCTTCTTTGCGGTGACGTTCAATTTGACACCCGTAATTGGGTGTCTTTCGTATGGGGGTCCTTCCCCAAACAAGTCAGCCATGTCGGTTTTTCCTTTCGGGACGTGGTTGGCCGGACCGCACAGGGCATTAGTGGTATTGTGCCTGCGATCCTATGGTCCCGCGCTTTGCATGAGTGCGCGGGTTCCTCAGCTGGGGCGATGACTGCGAATCGTCGTCCCAGCACACAAAATATCAAATGTGGCTCCATCGTTTCTCAATCCATATTATTTGATAAACGCTGTGGAAGGTTGTCGAAGCCTTTAATTTTCAGAGGGCTAGATTACCGTAAGTATCAGATATCGATCCGTAATATGAAAATTAGCTCTCCCCGTGGAAGATTGCTGATTTCACTCTGTCTTTACGGTTTTCGGGGAGCACCCTGTGTCCAATGGTACGTGTCCCGCGTGACGGAATGGACAATAGTTCAGCACCAGATGTTCTCTCGTTCAGTTGGTTATGCGGATTTGGTTACCTCTGTAAGAAACGCAGTGGGCATAGAGGGCCGCCACCCTCGCTTCGTCGCCGATTGGGGGCAGGCGCGCCTGCATGTGGCCCCCGTATCCTCCCTGATGGAACCTTGGCGCGTTGGTGCAGTTTGCACTGCGCGCCCCTTTTCCCAAGGGTGGTGCCATGCTTGACCTTCAGTCCTGCGCTTTGGCGTTTCCTGACCGGCCCGATTGGGTCTGGTTGCGCTGGTATTGGGGTATCACAGATTTGCTACGCGCAGGCGTGACGCTTGATGACGTTGCTGCGCGCGAACGGGGGCGGATCGCCTGCCTCGCCACGCCTTATTCCGACTTTCCCAGCGGTCCTGTGTTGGCCGCTGACTACGCGGCGGAATGGGCGGGATTGTTGAGTGGGGCAGGGCTGCTGCCCTTGTCGCCTGCGCTATCGGCATTTGAGACCGGCGCGGCCAGCGCTGAGATTGATCCAGTTTCTCGCGTAGCCGAGATCGTCGTGGTGCCGCCGATCGAGGGTTGGCGTCAGTCGGCAGAGGTCTGGCGCTCTGTCTGCACCGGACTGGGCGCGATGCGGCCTGTGTATCTGCTGAATGGGGGTGCCTGATGTCTGATATTCTCGCCTCGGTCCCGGCTGGCGCGTCTCGGACATCGCCACGTCGGCAGCGCCGTTTGATGTCACGCGAGGTCGTCCAGGCCGTCGCCGACTACTATCAGCTGAAGGCGGATGTGCTGATCGGGCCTGACCGGTCACGGCGAGTGTCCTGGCCGCGTCAAATGGCGATGGTGATGCTGCGCAGGCATACGCAATTGGGTGTCTCGGCCATCGCTTCGGCCCTCGGTCAGCAGTGCCATACGACTGTGGTCTATGGCTGTAAGCAGGTGGCCAAGCGGCGTGAGCAATCTGCCGACTGGGACTCCGATTTCAAAGAGCTGGACAGGCTGCTTCTGCAGCGTCGGGGCGGGGTTGAGTTCGTTCGACACAGCCACGCGCATGGGCGTGCGTTTCAGACGGTTCGTAAGAAAAACACTGAGCAGCAGGGAGGTCAGAATGGACGGCCAAATCAATGACGTGGTGCAGGCGATGCCTGACCCATGGCCGCTGAAACTGGGGGAAACCCTATCGTCACATGACTGGTTTCCGTTCCATGGGCATCAGTTCCTCGGTTCTTCCTTCGTACGCACCTCGGTGATGGCGGGGCGGCGGGAAGACATCGGCACCGCCGTGATCCTTCAGGCAGAGGCCATGCGGGAGGACCCAGCAGGCACCCTGCCGACCGATGATATCGAGTTGGCCGACCTCGCACGGTTTCGCAGCGTGGATGAGTGGTTGCAGGTGCGGGCGCGGGTCTTGAAGGGGTGGATCACCGTGTTGGTCGAAGATCCCAGGACGGGGGCAATGAGCGAGCGCCTCGGCCATCCTGATATCGAGGACGTGGTGAAGGATATGTACAAGCGCAAGCGCGGCAGGGACGCTGCGCGGGATTCCTCACGTATGGCGCTGAAGCGGCACAAGATCCGCACCAAGATGCAGGAAATGGGTGTTCCCGAGCATATGGCTGCGGACAAGGGTGCAATCCAGATGTTGGCTGAGCATTTCGATCATGCTGACATCTACATCACGCCCGACAACCTGCGCGCGGCCATGGCCGAGGTGCTGGGGTATACCGGCGCTGTGACGCCGCTGTCGGCGCATCGGCGCACGTGAAATCCTACTGAAATACAACTGAAATGATTTCACTACATTTCAGCACGATTTCACCCGGCAAGTGAAATTGCCCTACAGAACAGAACAGCACAAAACAGAATAATACAGAACACCTTACTAGCGCAGAACTCTGGCGGGACGCCTGTGGATAACTTGGAATTGCTTAGAAGAAAGGCAGAGCAGACATGGACGCTAGAGAGCAGCATGCAGGCGAAAAGCGGGTGCGGGAGCACCTGATTGATCCGCTGACCCGGTTGGGGTTGGTGAAGCCATCGGGAATGACCGTGGCGCAGTTCAAGGTGATGCAGGACGAACTCTGCGGCAAGCTGGCCTATATGACGGATCTGAACCTGCAGGCGTTGGCCGAACAGGTTCGATCAATGCCCAGCGGCAAGAGCAAGGATCGGTTTCCGATTGCCGCCAAGGTGCTGGGCTGGGCGGCGCAGATCCAAGCGCCCGCCGATGACGCATCGCCCTTGTTTCGCGCGGTGTTCGGCGGTGCCCTCGGCAAGGCTGCGATGGCGGAGGATTTCGCGCCGGAACTGTTGGCGCATCTGCGGAGCCATCGGGTGTGGCCGCGCGAATACGATGTGCGCCAGATCCGCGAGCGGTCAGTTGAGGTCAAGCGGCGCATCACTCGGATGACCGAGGCCGAACAGCGCGGCGGTGTCTTATCCGATGAAGATCAACGGCTGCGGGCTGCGCGGGCGCAGGCAGCAGAGAAGTGCCGGCGCATTGTTGCGATCGTCGAGAGCGGGGGTGCAGCATGACCGAACATGTGGTGATCGTCGCGCCCGATGGTGTCGCGCGGCTACAGGCTGAGGCGGATCGAATTGCCGCGATCAAGGCGCGCTGCGCTGTGCCGTTGGCCTGTGGTGATGAAATCCGGTTGGCGCCGGGGCGTGGTCCCATGATCCAGTTCACACCGCGAGAAATCCGGGCGACGGGCAATGGTGGCTTTGCGGCGGTCAAGTCAGGGCATGAAGGTAAGGATGCCGCGCGGGTCGCAGATGTGTTCGATGAAATGGAACGCGCCGCGCGTAAGGCGCATCGGGCAGTTCAGCATCGGTTGGAGCGAGAGGGGAAAGATCCGCAGCCTTATGTGCCGCCGTTCACGTCCGGGCAGATCAGTGCGGGCCGAGACTATGCCGCGCTGGTGGAGCGGGTGAGCACATCGGGTGTCAAGTGTTCATCCCTTGAAGCGGTCAATTCCAGTGGTGGCGGCGGTGATCGGGAAGAGGCGATCTTCCGTGACTTCCACCGGTTGCGCGCGCTGCAGCGTAGGATCGGCGATGGGCTGGCCAAGGAAGTGCGGCGTATTCGTCCGTCACAGAACGGCGGGCGCAAGCGGTCGGCCATCTATGTTCGGCGACTTGTTGACTTGGTGTGTCTTGGCGATCTGCCGCTGGAAGGCGTCTTGGCTTCGCATGGCTGGGCAAAGAACGGGCAGGCAGTTGGTGCGCTGCGCCTATCTCTCTGTGCAGCTCTGGACAGAATGCAGGGCTATGATCTGGCAGGTTGAAAAAGGGTGTTGACACTTAAGTCACCTGCGAGGCATGAATAGTACATCATCACGAAATGCGCCCACGGGAAACCGGCGGGCGCTTTTGCGTTGTATCATCTGAAATCTGCGAAGGGGGCGCTGGATGCCAAAGAAGCCCTGCGCGCATCAGGGATGTTTCCGCCTGGTCGAGGTCGGGACTGGCTACTGTGATGCGCATGCGCGGTCGGAGAAGCGGGAGCGAGACAGGCCCTCTGAGGTAAAGCAGCGAACCGCGAGACCGAGCCGCAAATGGTACAATAGTGCTGGTTGGCGGGGCAAAGATGGCAGGCGTTTGAAGCAACTTGATGCCGAGCCGTTGTGTCGCCTTTGTCCTGACCATTCAAAGCGATTGGCTACCGTCGCGGATCACGTGGTCCCGCACCGGGATGACTATGGATTGTTTTGGTTCGGTGCGTTGCAGTCACTTTGCAAGAGCTGTCACGACATTAAGAAGCAGCGGGCTGAGAGGCGCGCTGTCAAGGGAGGGGGGCTCTGAAAGTCTGGAACCTCCAAGGCTGAAACCGGCGCTAGTAATCAGATTTTTCCGCGCACAAATTTATAGGGGGGGGGTATGCTTCACACTGGCACGGACATTCAAAAACTTGTCAACCTACTTGGTGGCTGGCCTCCTCATTTTGACGACGTCGAGAAGGCGCATGGTGAAAGTCTCTTGCGCTATCTGAAGCGCGATGGGCTGATTGATGAGCCTGTTTTTGGGCAAGTGGTTCGCTACGCTATCCATCGCGCGGCGTTCGACCGGCTTTCGGTTATGATTGTCGATGAGGGCTTTGATGCGTGCGAAGGAAACTTCATGTCCGGGCTTTCACAGCAGCGCGCTGCCCATGAAAACCGGCTCGCGGTCTTGGAGCGCGATCTTCTCGGAACGCCTTATGTTCGTGCCAAGCAGGGCCAGTCCACTCAGACCTCTTTCATGGGATTGCTCGACGAGCCGACGTCAGAGGAAGCAACGTCAGGCGGTAAGGTTATTACCCCCTTCCGCCCCCTGACGCGCAAGCGCGGTCCGTCTTGATGCTGGATACATCGTTTTCAACGCCGGTGACCCAGCGCGGGCTGGATTGGGCGGATGATGTTTTGGCTGGGAATGTACCGTCCTGCCACCGGATTCAGCAGGCCTGCAAACGGTTCAAAGATGATCTTAAGCGGGCCGGAACAGATGAGTTCCCTTATGTGTTCGATGGCGAGGCCTCAGAGCACATGTGTGCCTTTATCGAGGCATTGCCGCATATTGAGGGAGCCTGGGCGGCGCGCGGTGATTGCCTGACGTTGCTGCCTTGGCAGGCCTTCATGATCAGCCAGATTGGTGGCTGGCGTCATATGGTGACGGGGCTGCGACGCTTCAGGACAGCCTATGTTGAGGTGCCGCGCAAGAATGGCAAGTCCACGCTATTAGCTGGTGTGGGTCTCTACTTTCTGGGACCAGATGGCGAACCGGGTGCCAAGGTCTATTCGGCGGCGGCATCGACGCATCAAGCACGGATTGTCTTTGATGCGGCGCGCGTCATGGCGGTGACTGGCGAGGCTGACGGTGTGGGTCTGGATGAGGTGCTGGGGCTAACGGTCGAAGAGCATAAGATAAAGACGCAGGATCCGGCGGCGGTGTTCCAGCCGATTGCGAGCCAGACGAAATCCAAGGATGGCAAGAATCCGCATTGCGCGATCGTGGATGAGCTGCACGAGCACGATAAGCGTGATGTCTGGGATTCTATGGCTTCGGCCCTTGGGGCGCGTGAGCAACCGTTGCTGATTGCCATTACGACAGCAGGTTATAACACTGGTGGCATTTGTTTCGAGCAGCGTAAGTACCTGCAGAGCCTGCTGGATGGCGACCGAAAGAACGAACGTTATTTTGGGCTAATCTTTGAAGCCGATGAAGGTGACGAACCCAGTGATCCTGCAACCTGGGCTAAGGCCAATCCTAGTCTGCATACCGCAAAGTCGCTGGAATACATGCAAGACGAGTGGGAAAAGGCAGCGGCTAGTCCGGCAGCAATGGGCGAGTTTCTGCGAAAACACTTGGATATTTGGACCAGTGTTGGCGCTGCAGCCATCGATATGGAGGCATGGCGGGCCAGTGAGGACGCCAGTATGACGCTCGCGCAATATCGTGGGCACAAGGCCTATATCGGCGTGGATCTGGCCACTCGCAGAGACCCTGCCAGCGTTGTGGCATTGATCCCTGATGGTAAGCTATATCGCCTGTTTAGCTGGCATTTCCTGCCGCAAAAGGTGGTGGATGCACCGGGAAACGAGCATCTTTGGGGATGGAAAAAAGGTGGCTTGATTTACACCACTCCGGGGGCGGAGCTAGATCTCAACATTGTTGAGGCTCTGGTAATGCAGCTTGCCGGGTTGGGTGATGACACTTGGGGTTGGTCTGATGTGCCGGCGCTTGATGTTGAGATGGTTGTCTATGATGCCGCCTTTGCGGCACAGATGGCCGCCAATTGGGAAAGCGCGGGGATTACTGCTGTTGAGTTGCGATCTAGGGCGGCCAACCTGAATGAACCGTTTAACAAGCTGATTGCCAGTGTTGAGGATCACAGGGTGATCAATGACGGTAATGAAGTGCTGACCTGGATGGCAGGCAACACTCTGCAAAAGCAGGTGCAGGGCGGCGACTACATCTATCCGACCAAACAGGTGCCTGAGGATTCCATTGATGGAATGATCGCCACCATGAACGCCATCTGGCCGCTTTGTCAGGTGCCTGAAGACACCAATGAAGCGGATCGTCGCAATAGCTTCTTTGCAGCACTCGGAGCCTCTACATGACCTTGATTTCGAAGGTGCTCGCCTCAGTAGGGCTGCAGCGAAAATCCGACAGCGTTGTTAAGTGGACTGATGAGCGGGGCATGGATGGGAACGTCGGTGCAGCCGGTGAGCATGTTTCGGCACATTCCAGTTTGGGGCATTCGGCGGTTTGGGGGTGTGCGAACCTCATCAGTGGCACCTTGTCATCCTTGCCGTTTGAGGTCGTGCGCCAAACGGAAGATGGGATTGCGGAGGTTGCTGGCACGCATCCATTGCACCAGGTGATCTATGAAAGCCCGAACTACGACCAGACAGCGCTGGATTTCTGGGACTTCATGAATCTTTCTTTGGAATTGTGGGGGAATGCTTATGCTTCGGTGAAGCGTCGTGGTGACAAAGTTGTTGCACTATACCCGGTGAATCCAGATTTGATGTCAGTACGTCGTCGTGAGGATGGTCGGCTCGAATATCGCTGGACGGACGATGGCAAGCCCTTCAATGGTCTTGATCGCGATGTGTTTCACGTTCGCGGACCTGGGGGAAGCCCTCTTGGTGGGATGTCGACACTGCGATACGGGATGCAAGCTTTTTCCTCGGCTTTAGCAGCAGATCGCACTGTTGCTGGCATGTTCAGAAATGGCTTGCGACCCTCCGCCCTGATCAAGTTCAAGGAATGGCTGACGCCGGAACAGCGCGCTACGACTGAGCGTCTTGTGGAAAAATATGTCGGCGCGGCGAATTCTGGTAAACCTTTCATCGCTGAAGGCGGAATGGAATACGATCAGGTGAGTATTTCACCTGAGGATGCGCAGCTTCTTGAAACCCGGCTGTATTCTGTAGAAGAAATATGCCGTTTTTTTCAGGTGCCGCCAGTTTTGATCGGGCATGCCGGCGCGTCGACAGCTTGGCCGACCAGTGTGGATCAGCAGGTGCTCATGTTCACCAAGTTTTACCTGCGCCGCCGGGTGAAGCGGATTGAGCAGGCGGTGCGTAAACAGCTTCTAACACCTTCGGATCGGGCGGCAGGGATTTCGGCGCGGATCAATATGGATGGGCTGCTGCGCGGCGACAGTGAAAGCCGTGCCAGCTTTTATCAAACTATGATCCAAATCGGTGGGATGACGATCAACGAAGTCCGAAAATTGGAAGGTCGCAAACCTGTCGAGGGCGGTGATGTCGTACGGATGCAGATGCAGAATATCCCACTTTCAGAAACAGGAGAAAGCTGATGTCCATTGAGACAAAAGATATGGCCTTTGATCTGAAGGCGGCTGGATCAGATGGTGCAATTGAGGGCTATGCCAGTCTGTTCGGAGAGGTAGATCAAGGCGGGGATATTGTTGCCCCCGGTGCGTATGCCGCGAGCCTTTCTAAGCTGGCTGCACAAGGTCGCAAGGTGAAAATGCTATGGCAGCATGATCCCTCACACCCGATTGGTGTTTGGGAGGAGCTGCGCGAGGATGACCGTGGGCTTTGGGTTAAGGGTCGGATTTTGACCGAGGTCGAGAAAGGGCGAGAGGCGGTTGCTTTGATAAAGGCTGGCTCGATAGACGGATTGTCGATCGGTTATCGAACCATCAGTGCGCAAAAAGACGACGGCGGCAATCGCGTGTTGCAAGAGGTTGATCTCTGGGAAGTGTCTCTGGTGACTTTTCCCATGCTGCCGACTGCGCGAGTGGCCAGCAAGGGCGATGTGCCTTCAGATCTCATTGATAAGCTCAAGGCCGGGGCCCGGCTGACGGAGCGGGAATTCGAGGCAACGGTCAAGGGGCTTGGCCTCTCGAATTCACAGGCGGAGCGTGCCGCGCGCGTCCACCTGAAAGGGCAGGGGGATCCTGCTGTAGCGGAAACTGACGCGAGGGTGTTTCTAACGACCCTCATGGGTTTCTGACCCAACACTCAATCTATCATACATAGGAGGTTTCCCATGTCGGGAGAAACCAAATCTGCTGCAGAACTTGCAGTGGAAATGAAAGCTGCGTTTGAAGCAAAATTTGATGCGGTAAAGGCAATCGCGGAAGATGCTCTGGGCAAGGCCAAAGATGGCGAGAAGCTGAGCCAGTCCATGAAAGATAAGGCCGATGATGCCTTGACTGAGCTTGGTGGACTCAAGAGTAGTCTTGAAGAGTTGGAACAAAAGCTAGATCGCACCGGCGGTGGCAATGCGACTGAAGTCAAATCTGTCGGCAGTCAGTTTACTGAGAGCGAAGATTTCCAGCGCTTCAAGGATAATCCTCGCAAAAGCGACAGCGCTGAACTTATGGTCAAGGCGGATCTGACGACCACGACCGGTGGTGCAGGCGGCATGGGCTCGGCTGTGCATTCCAACCACCTGCCTGGTATTGCACCGTTGCCTCAGCGTCGGATGACAGTGCGTGGCCTTCTGATGCCGGGTCAGACGGATCAGCCCAACATCGACTATGACCGCGAAACCGGGTTTTCCAATAATGCAGATGTGGTTGCCGAGGGCGGCTTGAAGCCGCAATCTGACTTTGAGATCGAAGAAATCCAGACCCGCACCAAGGTCATCGCGCACTGGATCCGGGCTTCCAAACAGACCTTGTCCGATGTGTCGCAGATCCGCTCGATCATCGACAACCGATTGCTGTACGGGCTGTCCTTTAAGGAAGAGCAGCAGTTGCTGTTTGGCGATGGAACGGGTGAAAATCTACATGGCATCATTCCGCAAGCCACGGCCTTTGCGCAACCTGCCGGTTTCCCAGCGGGGACTTCGATTGACAAAGTGCGCTATATGGCGTTGCAGGCGGTGCTGGCTGAATATCCCGCCACCGGTATCGTTATGCACCCTGCGGACTGGGCGTGGATCGAAACCCTGAAGGATGGTGAGGGCCGATATATCATCGGCAACCCACAGGGCACGTTGTCGCCTACTCTCTGGGGCTTGCCGGTGGTCGCGACCCCGGCCATGGCGCTGGATAAGGTGTTGGTTGGGGCTTTCGATATGGGCGCTCAGATCTTCGATCAGTGGACGTCTCGCATCGAAACTGGCTTTCAGAATGATGATTTCACACGCAACAAGGTGACTGTCCTGGCGGAAGAGCGTCTGGCTCTGGCGGTCTATCGTGATGAATCTTTCATCTATGGCGATTTTGGACGTCAGGCGGACTAACGCCCGTTCTCTCATCAATCGGAGAGGCGGCAGGTCGCCTTTCCCTCTCTCGAATTTGGAGTGACATTTCATGGACTTTAAAGTGTTGCGCCCACACTTGGGCGACAAGCCGTATCGGTCTGGCGACGTTCGTACGGCCAAAGAGGCAACTGTATCTCACTTGGTGGACAAGGGTGTTCTTACCCCTGTGCGCCAAGGTGAACCAGCGGTTGAAACAGATCTTAAGGCGGTGACTGAACCGGGCGGCGACGGGGCGGGCCAGCAGGTTGCGCCGGAACACAAGGTGACTGCGCCGCCACAAAATGCAAGCCATGGTTCGGCACCGTCAGAGGCGGCTGGCAAAGCCAAACCCAAAGACTAGCGGGAGCGCGGTGGATGTGGCTAGAGAGGCTTACAGGGGGCGCGGTCAACCTCATCACTTTGGCGGATGCCAAGGACAAGCTGCGCATTATTTCACCAGAAGGGGAGGACCCGGAACTGGATGCGGAAATCTCGCGAGCCATCGCCTCCGCATCTGCGGCGTTGGATGTAGACCAGGATGGCTTCGGCGGGCTGGGATTTCCTCTGGTCTCACAAACTTGGGTGCGAAAGGGGGCATGTTTTGACGATCAATTCCTGCGTTTGCCCTTCGTGCGCATCCGCTCAGTTGAGGCTCTGAGTTATCAAACAGAGGCGGGTTCAGTTGCAACAATTCCGGCGGAACGCTACGCGCTGGTTGGGCGTGGCCGGTTGCGCCAGTTGGTTGCTGTTGGCGGTCATTCGTGGCCATTGGCTGCTGATCGCCCGGATGCTGTATCGTTAGAGTTTACGGCTGGGTTTGCATCGGTGGATGAGGTGCCGGAGGATCTTAAGGCAGCAGCGCGCGAGTTGGTTAAGTTCTACTATGACCAGCCACTTGCGGACGCAGCCAAAGGCATTCCTGAACAAGTGCAACGGGGTGTTGATCGGTTAACTGAACGATATCGGGCCTTTGCGCTATGATCCGTGTCGCGTTTGACCGGCCGGAAGTGGGCGATGAGGGTGAATATGGTGGGCATGCGACAGATTTTTTTGAGACACTGATTTGTAGGGCAGAAGTGACCTACAAGCGAGGGTCCGAAGTTGTTGATGCAGCCCGCCTTCAAGGGCGCTCAGTTTTTGAGATCAAAATCCGTAAGATCGGATGCGCACCTAACATCGCTTCAGATTGGCGAATGCGAACTGTTGGCACCGGACTGCCCGACGGAAACGGGCCGGATGATGATCTGCCAGGCGCGCGCTACAACGTGCGCGAAGTGGATGCCCTCTCTGACAAAAAATGGGTTTTTCTCATCGTTGAGAGTGCCCTCTTATGACGCAGGGAGAGCGCCCATGAAATCCGTTTTGAATTTTGCCGGGGTGGATGAAATCGACGATTCCTTGGCCGCGCTGCCGCGCGCAGCAAGAAAGCCTGTCATTCGCCGCGCGTTGAAAAAACAGCTTAAACCGGTGGCACGGGAAGCAAACAATCTCTGGGCCGGTGCGGGTCAGGAAGCCTTCGGGGTATCAGAAAAGCTGCGCCAAGGTCAGCCAAAGGTCAGCCCATCGAACACAGCTGTTACGATGTATGTCGGTTCTACCGAGGCAGCGCCACATGCTCACCTGGTCGAGTTTGGAACTGAACCGCGATATCACAAGAGCGGAAAATATGTTGGCGCGGTTGCTCCGGATCCCAGCCTTGGACCGGCTTGGGACGCCCATAAAGATCTTATCTTGAGTGGGATTGCCGAAGAAATCGGCAAGGAAATTGAAGCCACATTGAACCGTCGCGGCGCGCGGGGGCGATGATGGAACGTTACCTCCTGCAACTCCTCCAGTCGGCTCTGAGTGTTCCGGTTGAATGGGGGAATTTTCGCGATGGGCAGGGCTTGCCGCGCGTGTCATTGACGCGGGTTGGCGGGCGACGTGATCAACATTTGGCCAGCAACGGGCCTATGCGGGGGTCTGTCCAGATCGATTGCTGGGGCCGCGATGTAAATGAGAGCATCCCAGTTGAAAAGGATGTGCGGGCGGCGCTTGAGGGCCATCTAGGCGGTCCCCTCCTGAATGTTCAGCTGACTTCAATTCGTGATGGGTTCAGCAATGATCCTGCGGCGGCGGCAAGGGTTTCTCTGACGTTTGCGCTGACCTGGCGCGAATAGAACGCCGGTAGTCCGGCACTCACAACACTGCAAAAGGACTGTTCCTATGGACACAAAATCAACCGCTCTGGCGGACAGATCAGCTGTGGCAGAAGAAAAAGCCCCGCATTCCAAGCCGTCGCGCGCCACACTTGGCACCAAACCGGAGTCACCTGTCACCGTGGTGGAGGGGGTCACGCTGGGCCGTAGCCCGATGCGGGCAAACGAAACCGCCCACCCTGTCGCTAAGTTCAAGGGATCGACAGTTCCTGAACGCGGTGACGTTTTGGAATTCAGTCTCGCAAATGGCGTCACTTATCGGGGCATCGTTGCCGACGCAACGCATGTGGACGGTGAAGTCCTCGTTGAGTTCTCAGAGGCTCTTCAGCCGAAGCCAGAGTAAGAGGCGCACAGCCTCAACAGGCGTCTAAGACGCAAGTTCCCATACATCAGAAGGAATCAATCACATGGGTTTTCAAACCGGGTCAGGAGTGATCGTTGGCATCACAAAAACGAAACCTGCCACTCACGATGCAGCGGGCTTCGATGCCGCTAGCTTCGACGTATTGGGCGAGGTCACCAATGTTGGTGAGTTCGGAAAAGAGTGGGAGGCCGTGACGCATAATCCGCTCGCTTCACGCGGCACCAAGAAAGGCAAGGGGACTTTCAACAACGGTACGCTGAACCCCACCATCGCTCTCGACAACTCTGATGCCGGTCAAGCCCTGATGAAAGAAGCCTTGGCCAGCGATGATGATTACTACTTCTCGATCACGCTTCAGGACGGCTCTGTCTATTACATGGTCGGCCTGGTCATGAAGTTTCGCCCCAATGTGGGTGGGGGTGGTGAGGTCGTCACTGCGCCCACCACGATCGAATTGCAGCCCGATGAGATCATCGAAAGCACTGTCTGATCCGTTCTCGCGAACGGTTGGGCCGGGTGGAAAAGTGGTTCATTCCCCCGGCCCTTTTGAACCGCAGAACCAACAAGGAAAACACACATGGATTTCACGAAATTTGACAGCGTTGCGGCTTCAGAGCAGGGCGCGGACTATCATCTCAAATGCGCAGCTACAGGCAAACCGCTCTTTGACAATGACAAAGATCCCTATGCGGATAATGGCAAGCCTTGCCTGATCACCGTGAAGGGCCAGGAGGCCGCGTCGGTGCGTGAGCAATCCCGAATGCGTCAGAAAGCCAAGGCCCAGGAAAAGCCTTCTGCAGACGATGGCGAGGATGATTTTGTCACATTCGATGACCTTCATAACGAGGCGGTAAAGATCATCATCCCCCGGATCATCGGTTTCAAGAATATCCGCAAGGGCAAGAAAGAGATCGGCCTTGAGGATGCGGAATGGCTCCTGAACCTGAACCGGCTGAACGCGCACCCCAGTGAGGAAGCCTTTGTCAAACAGCTGAGCGACTTCAGCGCCTCGCGTGCAGGGTTTCTGGGAAACGCCTCGACCGCCTAAGGCTCTATTCCAGACATCTGGGATTCCTTGCCGCACGTCCTGAAGAGTGGCAGTCAAATCGTTTCAAGATTTGGCAAAAGCATGAACTTGAATTCGGGTTTCCAGACGTAAGCGGGGTGGAATACCTGTTGGATTTCATGGCACCGGAAATGCTCGGCTGGTGCATCTTCGATCCGATGGGTGGTGCAAGGCCGATTGCCTGGTCAGAAATCCAAGCTTTCTCATCGGCGGCGGGGCTGGATCTTGAACCTTGGGAAGCCCAGCAATTGCGCGCTATGAGCGCCGATTATGTGAGCGGGCTTCACCTTGGCAGCGATCCCTTTGTGGTCTCTCCAGCCTATGAGGACTGCCCGGAAAAAGACCCCGGTATCAAGTACGAGCGCCAGCTCATCAACGACACACTCAAGGCCGGTTTTTCGGCTCTCAAAAGCGCCTCCTGATCGGGGGCGTTTTTTCGTTTCAATGAATGGCATCCAAGGGAGTGATGGCTTTGGCTTATGAAATCGGCGCAGTTCGCGCCTCTGCCTCCTTTGATGCTGCTGGGTTCCATTCGGGCGTGCAATCAACGCGGTCCTCTCTTCGCTCTTTGAGGGGGAGTTTCGACGAAACCTCGCGCGATGCCCTGCGATCGATGAGCGCGATGGAACGTGGTTGGGATACCAATGTCAGTAAGACCAAGGCATCGGTCAAAGATCACACTCTGGCAGTCATGGGGCTGGTACAGGCAAACAGCCGCGGTTCCGCGTCAGCGCGTGCATGGGCTGCTGACCTTGATCGAAATGCCCGTTCCTTCGACAACCTGCGCGCGTCACTTGATCCGGTCTATGCTCAATCCAAGCAATATGAGGCGGTTGTCGAAAAAGTCAAAACTGCCGTCAGTAGTGGTGTGGCCAGTCAGGCCGATGCAAATCGCGTCATGGATCTGGCGGCAACCAAGTATCTTGGTCTGACCTCTGCAGCAGAGCGTATGGCTGAGGCCAAAAAGAAGGAAGCTGCCATCACAGCGGCTGCTGCACAGGGCTATCAGCGGCTGCGGGCCAGCATCGACCCGGTTTATGCAAGGAAAAAACAGCTTGAAGCCGCCGTTGAGACCCTGACCGCTGCCCAAAAAGCGGGCGTGATATCTGATCGTGAGCGCGTTGAAACGCTGCAGCTGCTGAAGCAAAATCTGGCGGCGGTTGGCCCTGCATCCTCTGGCGCGCAGAAAGGTGTGAACAAATTCGGGTATATCGCAAATCAGGTGGGTTTTCAGATTCAGGACGTGTTTGTCTCTGGCCCGATGATCGGCTGGTTTCGGGCGGTTGCGCAGCAGGCTCCTCAAGCTGCCGGTGCTTTCTCAATGCTGGGTGGCAGCATCGGCACTATTGTTCCTTGGCTTGGGACGGCTTTGGCAATTGGTGCCGCCCTGGCACCTACGCTGCTGAATATGGGTGACGCCTCAGAACGGATGTCTGAGCAGGCAAGATTGAATGCGTCAGCCGTTGATGCGGTAGTGGGCGCGCTTGATGACTACAGCAGATATTCAGAGATCGCCCGCCGTAGCACCGTCGATTTGATCGAGGAATTCGGTGTCTTCGCTGAAGATGTTCGCCGAACATATGAATATCTGTCCGGTGTGTCGGTAAAGCGGGCCATGGACGCCCTGAAAACAGATAACTTTGATCTGTTTGCCAACCTCAGTGATGCGGCTTCTGTCATTACCCAAATGGATGATGCGCTGAGCGCGCTTGAGCGCAACAAGGCACTTGGTGCGACCTCTGAACAGGTGCAGATATTCCAAGAGAATTTCGAAGCTTTGGAAGATGAGGCGTATATTGCGGCTCAGGCGATTGGCCTTTTGCCGGAGCAGGTGATGGCCATCAAATCCGGTTTCGATGAACTGAAAAATGCGCAAGGGTTGGAGGATATCCGACGACAGGCGCAAAACGCACTCGATGTGATCCAGAAAATATACCCCGAAGGTGTCAAGATCCCTTCGGCGTTTACTGCGGCTGTTACTCAGTTGAAAGGTGTCATTCACTCCGCTTCAGCGGCGGTCTCGGAAACCCAAAAGGCGAGTGGGGAGACTTTCAACTGGGCTGCGGCTCTATCGGGTGTGAATGCGGAGGTGAGCGCAATCATGAGATCGCTGTCTGCCATCGGCGGCGGGATCTTGAGCAATGCAGCAAAGCAGACCGAAATTGATGCTCTGCGGGCTGGCCAATCGATCAAAAGCGCAGCCGTTGAAGCCGAACGCTTTCGCAAAGAGCTGGAATTCGATGCGCGCCGTCAAAACGCTCAGACTTGGCTGGAGAAATTGGCCGTTGATGCGGAAGCCGCTCAGTATGCGCATGGTCTCGCACTTGATGCGACCCTGGACAAAGAGCGCACGGTTGCTCGTGAGAGAGAGCGCAATCTCAAGAAGGTTTCGAGCGCCAGTGCCAAGTCGACCAATCAGCTGAAAAAAGAAGCTGCGGCAGTTCGTTCCAGTCTCAGCCCGATTGCGCGGTACAATGATGAGTTGGCCGAACTTGCTAAGCTCAAGGGGCTACTCTCTGACGAAGAGATGGCCAAGGCAGTCGCCAACATGAACGTGGAATTGGCGGATTCCCTGCCGCTGGTGGGCGATTTAACCGATACCCTCACAGAGGGGCTATTCAATGGGTTCAAGGGCACATTGGATAGCATGGGTGATATCTTCAAGCGTTGGTTGATCCAATTGATCAGCACTGCTGCCAAAAACCGGATCATGCTTTCTTTGGGGTTCGGCGGTTCGCTTGCTGGAAATGCTGCCTCAGCATTGGGCGGATTGGGCGGCGGTGGTGCTTCTGGCGGCGGCGGTGGTAATCCGGCTGGTGGTTTACTTGGTCTCAGCGGTTTGGGCAGTAGCCTCGTCAGCGGTTTTGGCTTGGGTGCCTCTACTCTGTTTGGCGGTGGCCTTAGTGCATATACCGGCCTCCTAGGTGCCCAGGGTGCCGCGGCTTTGACGGGTTCGCTAACCTCAATCGCAGGCTTTGCTGGTGCTCTTGGTCCAATCGCCATTGGCATTGCCGTTCTGGCTAAGGGCCTGTCACGAGAATACGACGGGCGCGCGGTACGTGGATCTCTTGGACCGGACGGGTTTGACGGTTTCGAATTCGATTTCTGGGATGGTGGATTCCTGCGCGGTGACAAGCAGGTCAACTATGATACGCGACCTGAGATCCAGAAACTTCTGGACGACGGTGCTGACGCGGTTCGCACCAATGTCGAGAAGATGGCGGAAGCGATGGGCCTTGGGGCCGATGCGATCAAGGAATTCACTGCTGAAGGGTTCACGATCTGGCTGACAGGCCAGAATGCCGGCAGTCAGGAACAGATCGCAAAGGCATTCGAGGAACAGCTGACAAAGCTCGGCGACGGCATGGCCGATCTGGTCTTAGAGACGGAGGACTATGCCAAAGAGGGTGAGGGGGCGTATGAAACACTCACCCGGCTAGGTGGGTCGCTGATCACTGCAAATGAGGGATTTGGACTGCTAAACCAATCTCTGTTCGAGGGTAGTCTCAAGGCGGCTGAAAGCGCTTCAGCACTCATGGACGCCTTTGGCGGTGTTGAGCAGTTCACAACCGGCCTCGGTTCCTACTTCGAGCTGATGTTTACCGATGTGGAACGGCAGGCCAAGCGGCAGGAATATGCGCAGAAAGCCCTTGATGAGGCCGCTGGCGAACTGAACCTGACTTTGCCGACCACCCATGAGGCATTTCGCAACTTGGTCGGTGGTCTCGACCGGACAACCGAAGAGGGGCGCACCGCCTATGTGACTTTGATCAGTCTCGCGGATGAATTCGCCGTTGTGCATGGCAACGCGCAAGAGGCAGCGGACGCGCTGGAAGGGGCAGGCGATAGCCTGTCGCAGTTGGAGGCTGAAGCGCAGAAACTCAAAGAGCAAAATATCAGATCTGCTTTGTCTGACCTGAATGCCGCGATCAAGGCGGCAACTGATGATTTGCAAAGCCAGCTCGGTATTGTTGAAGATCGGTTGCGTTTGCGCTTCAAGCGCCTGCAGGTTTCTGTCGGTGTTGAGCGCGAAGCGATCACCTCCGCACATGAGCAGCTTATTGGCACTTTGTCCGGTCGTCTGGAAACGCTCGAAGCGGCGGCAGAGGCATCGCGCGCTCTGTTTGAAACTCTGGATGAGGCGGCTCAATCGCGTCGGCGTGTAGATGCAGAGGGCGCTGAATGGGAACGTCGGCGCGCCTTGATGTATGTCCAGGGTGGCGGGTCTGATCCTGCAAAACTATCCAAGGCTCTTGGTGTGTTGGGGGAAGATAACTCCGCCAGTTTCTCCAACTATGCGGATTATCTATCTGACTATTACCGCACGTCTAACATCATTTCAGGTCGTGCCGGAGAAGCACGATCCGAGATGTCAGCTGATGAAGCGGCTGTTGATGCGCTGCAGCAGCAAATCGACCTTGCAACGCTGCATCATCAGGAAGAGATGCAGCGCCTCGATCAGATCCTGGAGGACGCTCGCCAAACTCTGGATATGTCGTTGGGGCAGTATGTTGCTGCCATCAAGGTTGAAAATGCAGTTGCGCAATTGACCCATACTGCGGATCGACATGCTCTGGTTTCCGAGCGGGTTGAGGTCCGGATGGCGGAACTTGAAACGATCCGTCTGAGTATGGAGCAGCTGGTTGAGGGTGCGCTTGGAGCGGAGAACGGGCTGCCCAGTATCAATCAGGGTGTCCAGAATGTTGTTGGCGCCGTGAACGCCCTGGGCGGTGCTATCGGTCAAATGACAGCCGGGATTGCTGCTGCGACCCGCGCGCAGGCGGAAGCAAACCGTATCGCCCAGATCAAAGCCTTAGAGCGCAAGCACATCGTCACAGAGCCTCGCTCAGCCAGCGTTGGCAGCGCGCGAGACGATGGCACCGTGTCCGAATTGCGCGAATTGCGCAAAGAGGTGGTGCGCCTGCGGGAAGGAAATGAAGGCTATCTCGGCCCGATTTCCAAGGCGACCGGAGCGACAGAACGAACCCTGAAGCGAGCAGAACGGGATCGTCAGACCACGAAGGGGGCAGCATGATCATCATCGAGCCTATTGATGTCACAGAGGCAAACATGACCACGGATGTCCCGCTGTCCGAGATCGAATGGACGGCGGGCACCACGCCAGAGGGTGAAGATCGCCGCATCGGCAAAGACCTCTATCGCGCGGTGATCGAGACCGCTGATGATCCCGTCACCGGCGTTAATGCGGATCCGCC